GTTACTGATGATTTAGCTATTAGGTTACAATTAGAGTTTAATGAATTGAATCAAAATGTTGAAGATTATAAAACAACAGCACAAGGTTTGATTGAGAATTATGTTTATAATGATTATGTTATACCAATTCAAGAATTAACATTTGTAGAAAAAAAATGTGAGATTGAAGATAGTAAAGTTACTGCAAATAGTTTAATTGATGTATATTTTACTTCTGATACAATACAGGAAGCTGAAGATTGTAAAATATATGTTGATAGTAGTAATGGATTGATAACATTAACTGCAGAGACACAACCAACTAAAACAATTAAAGCTTTAATGAGAGTGAGGGTGTTGCAATGAGAGGTAGGACAAATATAACACAAAGGTCTGGAACAGTTCCTGTAAATGGGGATGTTAAAGAATTTACCGTTGCAAATGGTGAAGTAATAAATGTTGGGGATTTTGTTAGTTTTAGTAAAAACATAAATGAACCTATTGCTGTTGAAGATTATTCAGGGTATTTATATTCACAACAAATATATGTAAATGAAAATACATATATTTTAATTGTAGATAATAATAAGTTAAGTATTATAAAAAATGGGGTTACTATTGATAGTTTATCTGCATCAGTATTTGTTTATTTATCTACTGTAAATAAAATTTTATCAATTGATTCAAGTAAAAATATAAGTGTTTATAAAATTGATGAAAGTACAAGTAAATTAGTTTTTCAATATACGCAGTATGTTAATGTTTATGGGTATGATAGAAGTTTGTTTGAATTAGATGGATGTTTGTTATCATTATCCTATACTTCTAGTGGTTCTGATGCTAAATTATTTTCTGTTAGTGATAGTGAAATAACTTTATTACAAACTTTAGATTTAAGTAGAACAGAATATTTTAATGGTATTGGGGTTGGATTTTTTAGAAATGGAATTTTAAGTGTTTTAAGTGGTAGAACTGGTAGTACTGGAGGGACTGGGTATATATCATATTTTAAATTAGGAGATGATAATACTATTGTAGAAGATGGGTATGTTACCGTTAATTTATTTAGTAGTGTACCATTTGGTTATATAAGAAATTGTTCAATAATAGATTCAAATAATTATATTATACAATTCTCAAATGGACAAAGGAATACTTATTCCGGGGATGCATTATCATTGTTCGTTTTATTGAAATATAATGATTTAGGGAAAATAGAAGTTAAATACAGTTTTACTCCATCAGGATATGTTGGTGTGTCAACTAGTTCAACTGAATATCCATATAAAACTGATGGTAAATTAATATCAATTATACCGTTAGAAAATGATAAGTTTTTAGGGTTAACAAGTGTTGTATTAATGAATAATTCCATAAGAATAGATAAATCATTTGGGGAAGATGCACAACAAAATTATTCAATAATAATGTATTGTATCTATGAAATAAAAGATGGATTATTAGTACAATTAACAAATTGGAATGAATTATTAAAAAGGAGGGAAATTGTATTTGTATCTTCATTTTATAGCATAAGGTATTTTAGACCTGATATTAGTTATTTTATAAAAAATGGTAGTGAATATAAGATAATATTTGGAATTACATCAGGACTTTCTTCTGGAAGTTCAGATACAAATTATTATATATCAAAATTATTATCATTAACTATTAATATTAAAAATAATGATATTGTTGATTTAAGTGGGAAAGTTACATCATATAATGGTAATTCTTTAGGGTTTGCAAAAACAGGTGGTACATCTGGGGAAACAATACAAGTATATGTACCAAAATCAAATTAAAGAAAGGAGGTATAATAATGAATACAATTTCTTTAATAGGATGTATTGTTGGTATAATAAGTTGTATTATTGGTGTTTCAACTTTTGTATCAGCCCAAGTAACAAAAGCAAAACAGGATGGAATGCAGATTGCAAAATTAGACCAGTGTGTAAATGGAATTGAAGAAATTAAAAAGGAAATGAAAGAGAAAAATCATGAGTTGGATTCTGTAATTGATGAACATACAAAAGAGATTACACAATTACAAACGGAAATGAAAGCTGTATTTAAGCAATTAAATATGCAAAAATAATTGTTGACAAAATAGAAATTTTGTTTTATAATGTATTTATAAAATACAAAAGAGGTGAAGTAAATGACTATAGATGAAGAAAAAAATAAACAAGTAGAAGCTACAAATAAATTGCTATTGCAAATGGTAAAAAATCAAAAGGAAAATAATAAGAATATGGTTAGAGTTTTTATTATTACAATGTGTTGTATGACTATATTGTTAGTTTCAATGGTTGTTGGATTTTTTGTTTATGAAAGTCAATTTGAAACAGAGTTGGAAACAACAACTGAAACAACAATAACACAAGAGGTATCTGGGGAAGATTCTACAATAAATAATGTAGAGGGAAATCAATATAATGATAATGCAACACATAACCAATAAGGAGGTGTTGTAAATGCCAGCAAAACAAACTATAGTTAAAGTAACTTCTACAAAAAAGAAAAGAACTAAGAAAAGTAAAAGTTCAAACAAAAGAGGAAATCCCAATAGATGTCCTACTTGTGGGAGGTTTATATAATGGGTAAACATATCGAAATAAAACATAAAATACAAAACATAAATAGAAAATCTACATTTAATGAAATGTTAGAAGATTCTATGTTAAATGAAAAAGAAAAGGAAATGTTGAGGTTATATTATTTAGATAATAAACCAATAAATTTTATTGCTGATGAATTAGGTTATTCAGAAGCAGGAATTAAGAAAATGCATAAAAGAGCACTAAAGAAGATAGAATCATTATTGTAAGAAAATCTTATAATAGTGGTTCTATTTTTTTTAGTTAATAAAAGTATACTTTCTATATATTTATAATATTCTATTTTTATCTTTATTTCTTTTAATTTCCAATATAATAATATTATAAATGAAAAGGAGGAAAATAAAAATGTTACAAAATTATGGATATCAAAATCCGCAAATGTTTGGACAACAAATACCTGTTCAAGGAAATATGCAATATGACCCAAATATGTATTACCAAAATAGAATGAATTTTTTACAGAATCAATTGACACAAAATAATCAACAGAATTTTAATATGTTAGGTGGTAAAGTTGTTGATTCTGTAGAGGTTGTAAAGGCAACTGATATTCCAATGGATGGTAATTCATATTATTTTCCTAATGCAGATGGTTCAGAAGTTTATTCAAAAAGATGGTTACCAAATGGAAAGACGGAAATAGTTATTTATACAAAACAAAACCCTATTAAAGAAAATAAAGAAGAAAAAGAGGTAAATGAGGTTTTGCAAAAGTTAAATGGTTTTGATGAAAGATTTGATAAGTTAGAAAAATTATTTATATCAAAACCACTTAGTAAAAGTAAAAAGGAGGAAACACTGAATGATTAACCCTATGCAATTTATGCAGTTAATGCAATGTAGGAATCCACAACAGGCTGTAATGAATTTATTACAACAACAATCTGTTAATAACCCTATATTAAGAAATGTGTTTGAAATGGTAAAATCTGGAAATACAAATGGTATAGAGGAAATGGCTAGAAATTTAGCAAAAGAAAAAGGGATAAATGCTGATGAAGCAGTTCAACAAATAAGAAAGCAATTTGGAATCATGTAGACTAAAAATGTGGCCACATTTTAGTATATAAAATTTTTATAAGGAGGTAAAAAATATGTTTCAAAATGAAGGTTATAGTTTGTCAGACATTGCAGCTGCAACGGGTAACAGAAATGATAATTATGGCTGGGGAGCTGATGGTGGATGGTTCATTTGGATTATCTTAATCTTTGCAATATTTGGAGGTTGGGGTAATGGATTTGGATTTGGTGGAAATGGATCTAGATCAGGTTGTGCTACTCAGGCTGATGTAAGGGAAGCAGTTGACCAACAGACATTGATTAGTAAACTGGACCAACAGACTTATGGTTTGGCAACAAGTACTTATGATTTAAACAACACTTTGATGAATGGATTTCATGGGGTAGATAATGCTGTTTGTACACTTGGATATCAGACACAGCAGGGATTTAATAATCTCAGCCATCAACTTTCTGATTGCTGCTGTACAACGCAAAGAGCAATTGATGGGGTAAATTACAATATTGCTACACAAACAAATGCTATCCAGAACTCTATGTGCAATAATACAAGGGATATTATTGATAACCAAAATGCAAATACAAGAAGTATTCTTGACTTCCTGGTACAGGATAAGATTTCTACTTTACAGTCTGAAAATCAGAATCTTAAACTTGCAGCCTCACAGGCAAAACAAAATCAATTCCTTGTAAATGAGCTTAGACCTTGTCCTGTTCCCGCATACATTACTTGCAACCCTTATACTTCTTCCTATGGAATTGGATTGAATAATGGTTGTGGTTGTTGCTAATGGGAAATGATTTTGAAGAGTTTGGTTTTTTAGATATATTAACTATATTTTCTGTTATGTTACAAATTAAAGGGTATCAATCTGATATTAGACAAGTTTCTAATGATGATTTGATGAAAGAGTTAGTAAAACAAGATAGAGAATATTTAGGAAAGATTTTAGAAAACCAAAAATTAATAATAAGTAAACTCGCCGAATTAGGCTGATATATTCTATGGGGTGGGCATTATTTTTTGTCTGCCCCATATTTGATTAAGGAGGAAATATTATGTCTTGTAAAAATGTTTGTAAGTTATGTGATAAATTAATTATTTCAACTGCTGTTACATTTACAGCTGGAACTGGTTTAATTATTACAATACCTGCAGGAGCATATAATGATAATTGCAAATATTGTATTGTTGTAGCACAAAGTATTCCTGCAACTACAACAATAAGTGCCCCTGTATTTATTCAAATTGGAACAGGAACTCAATTATATCCTGTAAATAAATGTGATTGTACACAATTAACTGCTTGTGGAATTAGAACAAGAACAAAATACAGTATATGTGTTGAAACTACACCAACAAGTGGTACTTTTAAATTGTTAGGAAAATCTTGTTGCCAGCCTAATAATAATTTGCGTTCTATTAATGGAACAGCTCCAACAGTATAAGGAGGGATAGATATGCATAGAATGAAAGAATTTATGGAAAGATTAGAAGAATGTGTAAAATGTGAATTTGATAAAGGATTGAAACAAGTAGATACAAATGAAATGGGTGAAGTTATTGATATGATTAAAGATTGTGCAATGACTTTGTATTACTATACTTGTTATGAAGCGATGAAAAAAGAAAATGAATGGGAGGATGAAGAAAGAAAGTATTATCCTAGAATTAGAGATTCTAGAGGTAGGTTTATGAAATCAAGAAGAGGATATGAAGAACCTCCTTATATGCACATGATGGATATGGATGGAATGTATGATACAGATTATGATATGGGAAGAATGTATTATCCTGATGTTAATGAAAATATGAAGCATTCTAAGTATGGAAAATCCTATGATGAATACATGGAGGGTAGAAAACATTATTCTATTTCTGATGCATCCCAGAAACAGGAAAGAATGAAGATGCTGGATGAATATACAAAGGACCTTACCCAATCTATTAATAAAATATTAGAGGATGTTTCACAGGAAGAAAAATCAATGCTTCGCTCTAAGTTAACAAAATTAGTTACTGCAATGCAATGAGAATAATAGTTAATTCTATTGTTTGGAATATTATATTTGTTCCAAGTAATAGTAAAGAATTATTACGTTCTGATAATGTATTAACTTTAGGAGTAACTGATAGCAATGTAAATTGTGTTTTTCTATCTAATCAATTACATGGGGAATTATTATATAAAGTATTATGTCATGAATTATGTCATGTATATATATTCTCCTATGGAATTTATTTTTTAATGGAAGAGGAAGAACGTTTAGCAGAATTTATTTCTATGTTTGGTAAAAATATTATTAATGATACTAATATTCTGTTAAATCAAATCCAAAGAAAATATGATATTATTTGATTTAAGGCTCATATACACGGTTTTAATTGTTTCATATATATTATGTCACAATTAATCAAATCGTTTGTATATGAGCCTTTTAGACGTATTGACAAACGTATTATTTCATGATATAATCATAACAAAAATAAATAAAAAACTTTTTTAAAAAACGTATTGACAAATGAATTGCATAGTGATATAATACAATTAACAACAAAAAACGATATTGATTTTTAAAAATATGCTTCATAAAAATGTAATTTACAAAAAATCCATTGGAACAAATTTGATTCAAAAAATAACAGTAGTTCATCAAGAAGTTTTTGTAAATCATGTGGATTGTTAAAACACTTACATTCTTATGTGCAGGTTTGTGAATGTTTTACAATCCATATTGTGTTAGTATTAATGGGCTATCGCCAAGCGGCAAGGCACAGGACTTTGACTCCTGGATTCGTTGGTTCAAATCCAACTAGCCCAGTTAGCACAAAACGTGCATAAATAAAAAGGAGGACACAGAGATGTCAAAAAATGAACTTAGCAGTAAAAATGTAAAGGAACTGGAAACTATTTGTAAGGAGTATGGAATTACTTATTATGTTGGAAAGAAACACCTTACAAAGAACGAAATGATTGAAAAAATCGAAAATGCTACTTGTGAAACAAAACCTGATGTTTCAAAACAGGAAGAACCGGTTCAGGAAAGTGAAGTTGTTGAAGAAAAGAAAGAATGGGCAATGAATGACAAAACAAAGTATATTGAGGAAGCAGAAGTTGGTTGTTTGATTGCATTCTATGATGAAAAAGGAAAACCGAGAACAGCTGCATTAGTAAATCGTTCTTCAGCAAGACAGGTGATTAAGGTTATTACTGAATTTGGTTGGGAGTTTATTGTTCCATATGAAAAGGTATTATGGGTAAGAAAAGGTAACAGATGGCCAAAACCTGTGTATGAAATTCTGAAGGGGTATAACAAGAATGGAAAAGAAAATATTAAAAAATAAGCAGCAGAATGAAAAAGTAAAATTAGCTGTAATTGAACTCTTGGAAAGTCAGGAAAGATTTAAAAAAATAAAAGAAGACTATGAAAAGAAAAGGGAAGAATTACAGGTAAAGATACGAAATTTTATGTTTGTAAATGGTGTTGAAACCTTTAATTTCTTAGCACAATCTGGTGATAGATTTTCAAAGGATAACAAACAATTAAAAGTTACTAATGTGAAACAAAAAAAGATTGAATGGGATATTCCGAAGTTGGAAGAAAGGTTTGACAAAGAACTTTTAAATCAGTTTGTTAAAAAAGAGTACCAAGTAAATGATTGGGAAAACCTTGTGAAATATTTAAAATCATGTGGTGTAAATCCTAAAAAGTTTTTATCCTTTATTACTGTTTCAAAAACAGTTGATGCAAAGAAATTGGATGAACTTGGTGAATTAGGTGAAATTGAAATGAAAGATTTAAAAGGTTGTTACACTATTTCTGAAAATGTTGGTTACATTAAAATAACAGAATTAGAGGAATAAGTATGAAAAAAATAAAGGAAGGGGAACCATATGTTTACAATTGTGGTGGAGAAGAACTTGCAAAAGTATTAACATATTATGGTTACATTCCTGATATTTCTTCTAGTGAATACAAAATAGTTTGTCCTTTCCATAATGACTTAAATCCAAGTATGGTTGTTAATTTGGAAAAAGGTAATTTCTTCTGTTATGGATGTAACTGTTCTGGAGATGCTTTCCAATTTGTAGAACTGTTAAACAAAGATTTGAATAGTTTACAGGTAATGTTAAAATTTCTTAAAATTTTAAAATCGAAAAAAGTAGATGCATTAGATTTCTCTAATCGTAAAAAGATGCATAGAAAAAAAGAAAGCAAAGAACTCTATGATATTTCATGGGACTATTACTTTGGCTTACATCAAAATGATTGGGAAGTTGAAAATTTTAAGGAAATAAAAGAAGCAAGACATTATATGTATCAAAGAGGTTTTACACCACATACATTAAACTTATGTATGTCAAAAATAACATACAATAAACAGTATGCAATTATTTTTCCTATGTTTGATAATGGATTGTTTAAAGGTTGGGTTTGTAGAACCACATTAAAGGATGTAGAAAAAAGAAGGAAATATTTATACAATGAAGGATTTAGTAGAGCTAATACTTTAGTTGGTGATTATGAAAATTGTGAAACTGTTTTTATTGTAGAAGGATATATGGATAGATTAAAATTCATTCAATATGGTGTAAATAATGTTGTAGCAATTCTTGGTTGGAAAATGTCATTTGAACAAGAAAAGAAGTTGAAATCAAAAGGAATTACCCATGTAATTAGTGCTTTGGATAATGATGAGTGTGGGAGAAAAGGAACGAATTATTTGAAAACAATTTTTAAAAAAGTAACAAGGTTTGTTTACAAAAATGGTATTAAGGACCCAGGGGAAATGTCAAAGGAAATATTTGATAACCTGTATAAAAAAACATTAGAAAGGTATGCACAAGATAGGCGGAAGCAGTAGGTCAAACTTACACAGAAGCAAAGAGTATTATCGTTGCACTTACATTTGTAAAGGCGGTAAGGTGGCAGGAATAGAGGTAAGATGGTATGCGTGTCGAAGACGGTAGACTGTAGCCTGATAGTTGCAAAGAAAGGAAAAAGAAATGGGATTATTAGCTAAGATTAAAGCAGATGCTCAAAAATCTGGGCAAAACAAAAGTAAGTTTATTTTCTTCAAGGAAGGAGAAAAAAAGAGAATTCGTTTCTTAAGTGATATGGAAGATGGAATTGAAGTTGTTTTCCATGATAATTTTGAAGCAGGAATTAATGTTCCTTGTCAGGAAATATTCGGAAAGAATTGTATGTATTGTGAGGAAGAGGGTCTTAGAACACGTTCACAATATGCTTGGAGTGTTTGGGACTATGAATCAAAAGAAGTTAAGATTTTGATGTACCCCATGAATAACTGTTCCCCGTTAGGAGCAATTGCTGCAATGTATGAAAATTATGGTACATTGTTAGATAGGGATTTTATTATCAGTGTAACAGGCAAGCAACAGAATAAAACATTCTCTGTTGTTCCTATGGATAAACAAAAGTTTAGAAATGAAAAAGCAAAACCGTTTAGCAAACAAAAATTCCTTGATATTTTGGATAAGGCATATCCTGATGAACATTCTTCAAAATATAAAGATGAGGATGATGAGGATGATGAACCTAAAAAATCCAATAAGTCAAAAAAGAATAAAGAGGAAGATACTGATTATTCTGAAATGTCTGCAAGAGAGTTATATAATCTTTGTGAAGATAGAGGAATTGAAGCAGAGCCTAAGATGAAACCTTCCTATTATATTAATTTGTTGGAAGAGTATGATGAGGAAAACTCTGATAGTGATGATTGGGAAGAAGAAGATGAAGAAGTTGATTATTCTGAAATGACTGCAAGGGAACTTTATAAACTTTGCCAGGAAAGAGATATCGAGGCACTTCCTAAAAAATCAGAGAAATATTATATTAACCTGTTGAAGGAAAATGATAAAGCCCATGATGATTGGGAAGAAGATGACTCTGATGAGGATGAGGAAGATTGGTAAAATATAAGGGTGGATGCATTCCGCCCTTTAATTTTAAAAGGAGAAAAAATATGGGAAATAAAAAAATTGTAGTGTTTGGATGTGATAACACTGGTAAAACAACATTATGTAATTATATAAAAGATAGATTTGAAAAAACACATGATGTAAAAGAAGAATATAGTGATAAAATTTATATTGCAAAAAGTATTGGCCCAAACAAAACAGTAGATGAGTATATTGACTTTATGAAGGATGAATTGCTTAATGAGAATAATGTTATTTTTGATAGATTTCCTGTTATTGAAGAATATACTTGTGGGATTGTTTTGAGACATAAAAATATTTTTGAAGGAGAGTTTGTTGTTCCATTCTTTAAAATGGTAAATGTATTTGTTTTTTGTTATCCTGGTTTATTTAATACATTAAACTGGGGAGAACGTGAGCAAATGGATGGGGTGAAAGAAAATGCTGTAGATTTAATAAATTATTATAATCTTATGGCATATACTTTAAAATCTTTAGGTTATAATGTGATTGAATATAACTATAAGGTTGATACCATGTATGATGTTTATAAAAAAATTTTTGATTAAAAAAAAGGAGAAAATTAAAATGAATATTACACACGCAGTAACAGAAGAAGTTGTAGGGGATAAGTTAGTTGCGATATTCAATCGTCAAAAAGAGTTAATGTCAAAATACCATGACATTGAAAAAAGAAGTGGTTTGTTACAAACAGAAGATTGTCCTGTAAATCTGGATGATAAAAGAGGACAGGCAAGAATAAAAGATTTTTCATGGAGAGTAATGGAAGAAGTTGGGGAAGCACTTGATGCAATAGATGACTTTGAACATTATACAGAGGAGTTAATTGATGGTTTGCATTTCTTGACAGAGTTAACTATATTATCTGGATTTGAACCTAAAGATATTGTTTGGGATAACCCGAATAAAAATGATTTGTTACTTACTTTGTATAATCAAAGTTTAATGCAGGGGGAAGATTTAAAGGGAGACATTATTAACCTTGTTACAGATTTAGGAATGATGTGTAATTGTTTGAAAAACAAACCTTGGAAACAAACAAATATGTTGACAGACAAGAATGAATTTCTGCACAGATTAAGATGTGTTTGGAATGATTATTTTTCAATTCTTTCAACTGTTTTACCACCACAAGGAATTGTGGATGTTTATTTAAAGAAATCCCAGGTAAATAAATTTAGACAGAGGTCAAACTATTGAAAGTAAGGAAGTATAAAGATTTTGATGAAATGTTTTTAAAACTAAACCAGGAGATATTAACCAATCCAGAAGATATGCTTGATTATTCAAATGGTATTCTTGGATATATGGATAATGTTTTTGTTGCTTGTAAAAACTGGGATTGTAATTTGGACTTAGGAAAGTTTGGATATAAAAAAAATAAATGGCCACATTTATTAAAAACATACATTAATTATGAAGAACTTCTTAAATTCCATGAAAGATTAAAAACAGCATCTGGTTTAAGTTTAACATTTTATTTTAATCAAAAGAAAGTAAATAATGGTTCTTGCTTAATTGCAATTGTTTTATCAAGAAAGGACAGAAACAATAAATGGAATAAATGTAATGTGATTTATAGAACAACAGAAACACAAAGAAGGATGGCTGCTGATTTGTGTTTGGTAAATAGTTTTATTCGGGAATTACCTGATTGTTGTGAAATAGAAAGAGTAACATTTTATATGGCTCAATCTTATATTTCGGCAATGGTAATAAATGGATATTATGATTACTTTGGAATTCCAATGGAAAGTTTAAATAAAGAACATCCTTGGACAAAAACATTAGTAAATCAGCATTACCATAATTTTGTTCCAGGAGCAAGAATAACAACTTACCAATCAATGGCAAGAATGCAGAAAATGGCATTAGGAATAGAAACATATCCACCATTATTGTGTAAAGATTTATCTATTAAAGAATTTTTTGAAAGTAAAATGAAAAAGGAGAAAAAGTAAAATGAGAATTTATATGAATTGGGAAGAAGCATATGAAGAAATTAAAAGAGATCTTGCTGAAATGGGAATACTTGTAAAACCGAAAACAATGCAGGATAAGAATATTGAAGGAAATTCTGATTATGAAACAAAGGAACTTCAAAATTATTGTTATACATTATTAAATGCAAAGTCTTCTGATATTATTGGTGTAACGCAACCTTGGGCTGATGCAGAATTCAGGGAAAGAGTTGCATATCCTAGTATTGCAACAGTTGAGAATGGAGTTGAAAAACCTATTACAATAAATCCTGGAAAGGCATGGGAGTTAAGAAAAGATATTTGGACAGAGTATATGCATGAAGGGAAAATGGCTTATACTTATAATGAACGTATTTGGCAGAATTATCAGTTAACAAAAATAATTGAAAGATTAAAGGAAGACCATGATTCTAGGCAGCTTTGGTTGTCAATCTGGGACCCTAACGTTGATACTGATAAGTTAGGTGGTATTTCAAGAGTGCCTTGTTCACTTGGTTATAACTTCCAATTTAGGGATGGTAAGTTAAATATACATTATGTAATGAGAAGTTGTGATTTTAATACACACTTTACAAATGATGTATATTTAGCAATTAAATTGTTGGAATATGTTGCACATGAAACAGGATTAGAAGTTGGTTCTTTTACTCATACAATGTTTTCACTTCATGTTTATAAAAAGGACCTGAAAAATGTTTTTTAAAAAGTGTTGACAAATGTTTAATTGTTGTGTATAATATAATTAACAATTAACAAATGCTTAGGAGGGCAAAAAAATGGAAGACAAAAAGCAGATAATTGAAAAAATCAAAAAGATAATGGCTTTATCTGAAAACAATCCAAATCAAAATGAAGCAATAGCTGCTGCGTTGAAAGCACAAAAATTAATGGCTAAGTTTCATATTGGGGAAAGTGAATTAGGGAAAGAGTTAACGGAAAGTAAAATTGATTCAATGGAATGTGTTGTTGGTGGTAAAACACAAAAATGGAAGTTACAATTAGCAGTTGTATTAGCAAAGAATTTCCGTTGTAAAATATATCTGACAAATGGAAATGTAACCTTTTATGGTTATGATGAAGATGTTAAAATTTGTTCAGAAGTATTTTATTCATTGTATAAAATTGGGGTAAAATTATCTGATAAGTTAAAGCGTGAAATGAGGAAAGAAAACGGAACTGCAAAAGGAATAAGAAATACATTTTGTATGGGTTTTGTTGCAGGAATAAAAAGTGAACTTGAAAAACAATGTACTGCTTTAATGATTGTTATTCCAAAAGAAGTAAATGAAGAATATGATAAAATGTCAATGAAAATGAATTTTAAAAATAAATCAACTGCTGTTAAAATAGGTAGTGATAGAAATGTTTATGATAAAGGTTATCAAAGTGGGAAAGATGCAGTAAAGAAAAGAGAAATCGAGGGTGGTAATTAAAACCACCCTTATTTCGTATAGTGGAGGTAATTGAATGGATTATCAATATAGAGGTTTGGTTAATTCATCTAAGAAAAGAAGGATTGATAAGGAAAATGAATTAATTAAAAAGGTTGGTAATATATATGATTATTTATATAAAGAATACATTGAAAATATAAGGTCAACAGATAGTATTGCTAAAGAATTAGGATGTGCTAGAAGTTATGTTACAAAATTAATAAAAAGAAATGGTATTGAGTTAAGGGGAAAAGGAACTACAAATATTGGTAAAAAACATCCCATGTCAGAGGAACAAAAACAAAGATTAAAAAAAATATTTTCAAATCCTGAAGTTAAAAAAAGACGTAGTGAAGCACAAAAAAGAGTATGGGCTAATTTATCAAAGGAAGAGAGAATAAAAAGAGTAACCCCTGGTAATAATGTAAGAACTAAAAGAGCAATGGAGATAAGAATATCTTCAATTGAAATTAAAGTAAAGGAACAATTAGATTTTTATGGTATAAGATATATACAACAAAAACAAGTTTATGATATAGAAAATGGAAAATCATTTTACTTAGATTTTTATGTTCCTAAATATAAATTAGTAATTGAATGTAATGGTGATTATTGGCATAATTTACCAAATAGGATAAAAAGAGATGAAATGTTAAAAGAGTTTATTGAAAGTAAAAATAGAAAAATTGTTTTTATTTGGGAACATGAAATAAAAGATGATTGGTTTTGTATTTTAGATTATATAAAGGAGGGATGTTAAATGGATTTACATAGACATGATGAAAGTTCACAATTTGATGGATTTGGTAAACCATCAGAATTAGCTGCATTAGCAAAAGAGTTAGGACATACAGCTTTAGGAATTTCAAATCACGGAAATACAAATAACTTAGTACAACATTATATAGCGTGTAAGGAAGCTGGAATAAAACCTGTATTAGGGGTGGAGGGATATTTTATTCCTGTGTATAAAGAACAACATAGAGGTTATCATTTATGTTTATTTGCAAAAAATCATAAAGGGTATCATAACTTAAATGCTTTACAATATGAAGGGGAGAAACAAAAGTATTACAATCCTATTTGGACATTTAAGTTATTAGAAAAATATCACGAAGGTTTGATTTGTACTTCAGCTTGTGTAGCAGGATATTTAGCACAATGTTTAAAAGAGGATAAAAATGAACAAGCAGAAAAATATGTAAAAAAGATGGTTGAGATATTTGGTAATGATTTTTATATTGAAATACAACCATATAAAATTAGTGAAAAAGGGTTACAAGAAAAAATAAATGTACGGGCAATTAAATTAGCAAGAAAATTAAAAGTGCAATGTATTCTTACTTCTGATTCCCATAGAGGTAGAAAAGAGGATATGGAAACATATTTAAAAATGCATGAGATTGCTAAACATGATTTGAAACATATTGAAGAAACATATTCTGAAAGATATATGCCATCTGATGAAGAATTATATAAAAGATTTGTAAAGATGCATAAAAATGATTTTAAGGAAAATACAGAACCATTTGGTAAAAGGATGATTTTTAATTTAAAGGAAATTGAAGATAAGGTTGAAGAAGATATTTTCAAAGATTTGAAACAAACACTTCCAAAGTACTGTGAAGATTCTGATGAATTGATAAAAAAGAAAATAAAGGAAGGATTGCAGAAGAAAGGAAAATGGACACATAAACATCCTGAAAGTAAATTAGATTATATTTCTAGAGTTATGGATGAATATAAAGTTATAAAGTCATTAGGGTTTCAGGATTATTTCTTAATTGTTTCTGATTATGTTAATTGGGCAAAAAAGAAAGGGATAAATGTAGGGCCAGGAAGAGGTTCTGCTTGTAATTGTTTGATTGCATATGCATTGGGAATTACAGAAGTAGATAGTTTGTTGTTTGGGTTGGATTTTAGAAGATTTCTTCGTGAAGATAAAAAGAAGATGCCTGATATTGATATGGATTTTGAAACAAGTAGAAGGCATGAAGTAATACAATATGTTGTGAATAAGTATAAAGGAAAAACTGCAAGGATTGCTAGTTATGGATTGTATAAGGTTGATAACTTAATAAATGACTTAGCAAAGGTTTGTGGTTTACAAACAGATAAAAGTATTGATGAGAATGAGGTTGCAGAAAATAAAAAGGAAATAAAGAATATTAAAACATTATGTAACAAATATATTGATGAAGATGATAATATTGATAAAAAAGGTTTATTGAATGATAAAGAATCAAAAATGTATAATAAAGAATATGATAATATTATTTTACATTTTACAAAACTTTATAAAAAATTAAGATATATTGGAACTCATGCAGCAGGAGTTGCTGTAACAGGAGGGAATATATTAGACTATACTTCATTAAGAATTGATAAGTCTGGGGATATATATACAAACTATGACTTGAATGATATGGAAAATATTAATGTAATAAAGTTTGATATGTTAGGACTTGGAACGATGGAAGAGATTGGGGAATTAAGGGAAGAGACAGGAGTTAGAGTTGTTTATGATGATATTGTAAAAGATAAAAAAATATTAAAAGCATTTGGGGAAGGGGATACAATTGGTATATTCCAGTTTGATAAAAAAGCTGTAAGGGATATTCTTGTAAAAATAGGATGTGACTGTTTTGATGATATTGTTGCAGCAAATGCAATGAATAGACCTGGGCCATTAAGTTTAAAAATGCCGGAAGCATATGCACAAAATAAAATGAACTTAGAAGAAGCACAATCAAGTTTGTATTATAATTATACAAAAGAATCATATGGAACTGTAATTTATCAGGAACAGATTCAGCAAATATGTGTAAACATTGGTGGTATGAATTGGGGGGATGCTGATAAAGTTATGAAGATGATTGGTGGACAATCACAAAGCGAAGATGCAAAAGCTGAGTTTGAAAGAAATAAAAAAGAATTGCATGATAAGTTTGTAAAGGGTGCAATAAAAAATGGATTGACAAAAGAACAAGCAGAAGAAATGTTTAATACTATGTTGGTATATTCATTTAATAAAGGCCATGCTTGTGGTTATTCATTAATTAGTGTTGAAGAAATGTATTATAAAATTTATCATCCAACCCAATTCTGGTTTGGAAAAATAAAATATGCCCCTAATGATGATGATTATGATAAGTATTGTAGTTATGCAGTAAAGAGTGGATGTGTTGTATTTTTGCCACACATTAATTATTCTGATATAAGAATGAAAATAAGAAATGTTGAAGGGGAACCTTGTTTGCAAAGAGGGTTATCAGAAATAAAAGGTATTGGGGAAAAAGCTGCAGTTGAAATTGTGGAGGAAAGAATTAAAAATGGTATATTCACTTCCTTTGATGATTTTTATGACCGTTGTAAATCAAGGGTTGTAAATGAAAGAGTTATTAGAATAGTTAGGGAATTTGGTGCAAGTGAATTTAATAAAAAAACATATATAAGTAGAGTAACAAAATATAATAGTTCTTTATTAGGAAGGTCTTTTAAATGATGAAAATGATAAAGCTATGGATTGTTTCCTATAAATCTGATTTTAAATTATTGAAAGCAAAGTTTTATACTTATGAGGATAATGGGGAAATAATTTATAAAATTGAAACAAGTGATGGTTTTGAAAGAAGAGTTACAAAAGAAGAGGGGAATGATTATTTTAAAGAATTGATGAATAAATATGAAGGGGTGGTGAATAAAATAGTTTGAAAGTTTTAGATATAAAAAAAGTAATGGAACATTATGAATTATTTTTAGATGGTAAATTTTATTGTAGTTGTGACATAAATGAAGTTGATGATGAAATAAAAAAAGTTAAAAAAATGTATTGTAATTTAGAAATAAATATGTTATAATATAAAAAATAAAATATAAAAACCTAGGAGGTAACTAAAATGTCAAAAAATGAATTAACACAAATGGATAAGGATGAAATTAAATCAAGGGTAAAAGGTATGTCAAAAATTGAAATGTTAGAAAGTATTAAACATTATCCTGATGAGGTTGTTGCAAATGAATTAATTGGAAGAATAAAGGAGTATAAGAAGTTTACAAATAATGTTGTTGGGTGTGTTCTTAATGCAATAAAGGATGGTGATTAAATTGAGGTTATGGCATAAAGATTTAATTGATGTATTGCCACAAAAACAATTGATTGCTCAATGGAGAGAATGTTGTGCAATTATATCTAATATTGAAAACAAAGGAACACCAAATCATATATTGGTAAATAAGATTATGTATTATAATAAATCCCATTTATATGCTTATTGTTGTTTGGTTTGTTCTGAAATGTTAAAAAGAGGTTATAATGTATCAGAAAGTTCTGTTGAAAAAATAAGAGATTATTGTTCAGTTGAAGAACAACAAGTTTCATCAAGAATAGAAAAAGATGGTAGTCTATTTTATGGATGGCATAATAAAAGATACTTGCTGCAATGTTTTTACAATTTGCAAGAAAAATTTGATTGTGGTAGTTTATCAGTTGAAGAATGGAGGTTGGTATATAATAAAATATCTATCTTATTGAATAGGAGTGATTTAAAATTATGATTATACTTTCAATAAAAGATACAGAGGCAATAGAAAATGTGAATAATGCTATGATAATGGCATTAGAATGTGCAACCAGAATGTTTAAAAAAGAGTATGTTATAGAAGATGGAAAAATAACTGAAATTCATATTAATGGAAATAAAATAAAAAGGAAGGAAAAGTAATGGTATTTGTAGAAGTAAATTATGATGAATTGAAAAGAATTAAAAAGGAACAAAATAAAAATTTGAAAAAGTTTGTTGAAAAGTTTTTGGAATCAGGAAATTATTGTGTAGAGGTAAGTGATGATGAAAAACTTTATAACAACAATAATGACTTAAGAAATGTTTTAGCAAAGTGTATTAAAAGAGAGGGATTTAATGTAAAAGCATTTATGGTAAATGGGAAAGTGTATCTAAGGAGAATATATGAGTAAAACAAATAAAGAAGAGATAATAAAGCTTTGTAACGAAATAAATAAAAAGGAAGGAAAAGGAAGTGTATATACGATTGGTTCTGAAAGTGCAAATTTAAAGATAAATCGTTGGAGCACAGGAATTGAAGATTTGGATGCAATTATTGGTGGTGGTATGCCGGAAGGAAGAGTTGTTGAAATATTTGGTCCTGAAAGTTCTGGTAAAACAACATTACTTTATCACTTATGTGGTTTGCATAGCATTTGTTTAGATATACCTATCGAAGGAACGTTTGATGCAGAACGTGCTAAGGTATTTGGGAATAGACCAAAACAAATGTTAATATATCGTGCAAAATATGGGGAGGATGCTTTTAATAAAACAATTAAGTTTTCAAAAGCAGGAATCCCTTTAATTGGTATTGATAGTGTTCCAAGTATGGTTCCAAAAGAGGATGCAGAAAAGGTTTTAAAATCAGCGGAAAAAGATTCTATTGAGGAACAAAGAATAGGTGGAACATCAAGACTTATGAATAAATACTTGCCAACGGTTGAGGAAATAATTGAGGTTACTGGCACAACAATTATATTTATTAATCAGGTAAGAGATAAAATAGGTGCAATGATGTTTGGAGAAAAAACAGATACACCTGGTGGTAGGAAATTAAAACACGCTTGTTCTTTGAGAATACAGGTTGCAAGAAAGGCATGGATTGAAATACCAAACAAAGACCCACATAATTCTGCAACAACAGAAAAAATTGGTTTGATAATGAAATGTAAAGTTGTTAAATCAAAAATATGTAACCCTATGGGGGAATGTGAAATACCATTATTCTTTGATAGAGGTTTTGTTTCTTTTGATGATGTACAACAAATTAGAAAAGAAATCATGGCAAAACGTGCTGCTCAATTTGGTAAACGTGTTCCGAAGGAATTTCAGGAGGAGGATGATTATTTAGATGAGTAGAGTTTCAAAGGAAGAGTATTATTTAGATATTGCACTTTCTGTTTCAAAACGTAGTACTTGTTTGAAAAGACATTATGGTTGTATCATTGTAAAGAATGACCAAATAATTGCAACAGGATATAATGGTTCTGCACGAGGGGAAATTAATTGTTGTGATAAAGGAGAGTGTCCAAGAATTAATAAACCAAGTAATTCAGGGGATTATTCTGATTGCCCTGCAGTTCATGCTGAACAGAATGCAATGTTAAGTTGTAGTAGAATTGATATGATTGGATCTGTTATGTATTTAGATGGGGAGGAGTTTGTATCTGACAAAGAAAAGTGTTGTTGGGTGTATTGGAAAAAAATAGATGATTGTATTCCTTGTCCAATATGTAGAAGAATGATTGCAAATTCTGGTATTGAAATGGTGATAACTAGGAAGGGAATTATTTGGGAAAAAGGAAATCATGAAAGGTGATTAAGAAATGGGAATAATAAATAATATAAAAAAAGATGCATTAAGGAATGGTTCAAAAGTACAAACATCAGAGGCTGCAAAATTAGAAGGAATATTGAACAAAATGTTTTACTTAGAAAAAAATATTGATGAAGAAACAGAGTTTGTAAAACAGGTTATGACAAGAGGGTTAGAATCACAGGAACGTGTAGGACTTCATGCTTCTGCAATTATTGTATCAGATAATCAATTTTGTATAAGACAACAGGTTTTAAGTTTGTGTTATAAACAATTACAAGGGCAGCAAATTTCAATTGGATTGAAAAGAATATTTGAGGAAGGAAATGCAATCCATGAGAAATGGCAAAGGATGTTTATAAGAGCTGGTTATGCAAAAGCAAAAACATTAGATAGAACAAGATTTGATGAAGATTACAAAATGAGTTATACCCCTGATATTGTTTGCCGTATTCCTGAATTTTATGATGGTGCAATGATTGGGGAAATAAAATCTGTAAATCCAATGCAGTTTAGAAAAATGGAATCACACCCATCTGCACATAAACAACTTCAATTATATATGCATGAATGTATAAAAGAAGCAAAACGAAAGGGAACATGGAATGGGAAAGATTATTTAAAAGGTTTTGTTTTATGTGATGATAAAGGAGGACAAGAATTTAAGGTTTTTATTTATGATTATGATGAAGAATTTTTAAAACCTTATATTGAAAGATTAGAATCTGTAAAACATTATTATAAAAAATTTATTACAAAAAAAGAAATAATTCCACGTTGTAAAAATTGTACTTCATATGATTGTAAACAATCTGAAAAATGTCCAATGAAAGATGCTTGTTGGAATAGAGGGATTGGAAGGGTTAAATTATAATGGTAAGTATATTTTTATTATGGATTGTAATTTTAATTCCATTATTTTTTATTTATTTATTAGGAATTGAAAAAGAAAAATATGAAAAGGAGAGAAAGAATAAAATGTTTTCAGAGGTAAAGAAAACTTTAATACAAGAAATGAATGAAAGAGAGTTTATATTAGTAAATATAAATGCAGAGGAAAGAAAATTTATATTCTTATATAATGGAAGTAATTATGATAGGGATGGAATTATATGTGAAGTAAATAGTAAACATGAATATAAGTTTATTTTTACTTGTGAAGAAATGTGTGGTATTTTAGATTCAGGTTTATATAATGAGTTTCAAAATTCTAATTATTTTGAAAGTAGAATTACTGCATTTACAGAAACTGTTTGTGTATTAAAAAGGTATTATGGAATATATGAGTAAACATTGTCCAAAGTATGGTTGTATTGTTATTTATACAGATTGTTTAGAATGCGAAGATAAAATATGTAAAAGGAGAAAAATTGAAAATGGAAAGGGTAACCCAGGATTTATGCAGAAGTTGGAAAGAAGAAATAAAAGAGATAGTAGATAATAAAATGAATCTTGTAAAGAAATATGAAAAAAGAAGAAAATGGGTTAATGCAAGTAAAAGGCGTAGAAGATGAAAAAACCAAAATATGAAATAAACCAAAACATTTACATTGTTTATGAATGTTCAAAAGATTCTATTATTATTTTAAAAGCAAATATAATTTGTATTAAAATATATAAGAATAAAATAACATATTCATATAATAATATTGTTGTTGATTTTAATAAATATAATTCTGTTGTAAAAAGGTTTCAAAACTTTGGTACTGTTGATGAAAAACATATAGATTGTAGTAATGACTTATTAAAAAATATTGGGGTTAGTATTTATCCTGTATTTACAAATAAAGAAAAATGTAAAGAATATATAAGGAGGAAGATGCGTGAAAAACAAAATAGTAATTGGAATAGACCAATCATATAAAGATACTGGAATTTCTATTTCAATGAATGGTAAAATAAAAATGGCAAAACACGTTTATTTAGAAAAGTGTAAAAATAACTCAGAACGTAGAAGTATGTTGCAAAAAAGATTGTTTGATATTTTTAGTTCTGTTCATTTATTAAAAGAAGACTATGATGCTGATGTAATTGTTATTATTGAAAGAATACGTTTACAATCACAAGGTTTTATTAATATAGATTATATAAAATCTATTGGAGCACTAAATGCTTTAATTGTTGATACAGCTTTTACATTTGATTATCCTATTTATTCTGTTGATACTCGTGCATGGAAATCTTCTGTTGTTGGTAATTCAAAAGGAAAATCAAATAAATATGGTATTGACCCAAAGAAATGGCCAACAATACTTTGGTGTGTTTCAAAAGGTTATAAAAAATATATTATTAATTATGATGTGGGTAAAAGAAAATCAAAAGGAATTATAGAAAAGAATGGAGAACGTTATACTTATAATGATAATATTGCTGATAGTATTTGTATTAGTCTTTATGGATTTACTAACAATCAATTATTAAAGGAGGAACATTAATGGCAAAACAAAACTTTCATGTATGCTATCATTGTAAAGATAGACATATTACTTGCCATTCTACTTGTGAATTATATTTGAAAGAGGTAGAAGAAAACAATAAACGTTTAGAACAAAAACGAAAAGAATTAAGTGTTAATGATGCAATCTATAAAAGTACTGGAAATAGGTTACGTTCCATTCAAAAGAAAAGACATTTAAAATAGTCCTGTAACGTTGTGTAATGCCCATATTTGAATGTAAATAAATCAATTGACATTTTATATGTGTTTGATTTTAAAATTGAAATTTGGGCCTTATACGATTCTATAAAATATTTTTTTATTTTTACCATTGACAAATTATTTTGTTTGTGTTAACATAAAAACATAATAAATATTAATTATTAATAAATCTTTATAGAAAGGAAAATAAAATGTTTGCATTAAATAAACCACCTGCTTTATATTGGTCTATAAAACAAAAAGCAAATTGGTTAGAACGTTGTATTATTATTCATAGTATTCTGTATTATGAAATGCATGAAAATATTATAGAAGACTTCCAATTTGATAAAGCAGGAAAACAATTGTTAAAATATAAGAAACAATTGGGAGAACAAGAATTTAAACAAACAGAATATTATTATGTGTTTAAAGACTTTGATGCTTCTACTGGTTTTTATATTTATGACAGGTTGAATAAATATGACAAAAAATATTTAACTATGTTAGCAGAATTTACGTTACGAAATTATAAACGTGGAAAATAAAGGAGGAATGTTTTTATGCCTGTTAGAATGCGTGTAAATCATGACAAAGAAAGTAAATGTACATTATGTGGAAAACCATATATGCGTACAAAGGAAATGCATGATTTACAGTTAAGTAACAAAAGGAAATCTGTTATTTTTACTTTGTGTTATGACTGTATGGAAGAAATATTCCAAAAGACTTTGAAAGCAAGTTGTAACTATCAAGCAAAGTTAAAAACAAAGGAAGATCTAAAAAGGATTCGTTTATCAAATAAATTTTTGGAGGAATAAAAATGGCAATTGTTTTTCAATGTGACTGTTGTAAAAAAGAATATAAATCTGAATTTTCAAAAGGAATTAAGTTTTACTCAAAGGATATATACCAAAATTGTACGGATGGTGTATATTATGACCTTTGTGAAGAATGTATGGAAAGGGTTAATAATTTGTTAAAGGAAATAAGGGAAGAAAATGAAAATGTTGAAAAAGAAGAAAATGTTGAAAAAGAAACATTTGAAGAAGTTGATACAGATGTTAAAGAAATGACTATAGAAGAGGCAAGGGAAATGTTAGAAAAAGAATGGTGTTGTGAATGTAAAAATTATTCTAATAATGTATGTGATAGGACTATATACAGTAGTACAAAAAGTTGTGTTGACTGCATTTTAGAAAATTTAACTCCAATACATTTCAGAAGAAAATAAATATGTTTGTTAAAAAGGAGAAAAATAAAATGGAAGATAAAAATGTTAAATATCAAAATGGTAAATATGTTAGTGTAGTGGAAACATTGAATAAATTAAGAAAAGAATGTGAAGAAGAAACAATTCATGTTATTGTTGATAAAAGTTTGTTAGAGGATTCAATTACTTTCATTGAATTATTAAAAGAACTTAATAATACATTAAGAAAAGAAAAGTCAAGGTTAAGTTCAGAATTACAGGCGTTAACTGAAATGTATAATGAATGTAAGAAAGAAAATGATGATTTAAAAGAAAAGAAAGAAAAATCAAAAACAATGTGTGATGAATGTGGGCCCCAACACAAAGAATGCCATTGTGATTGTGCAAGGGAATTTATTCCAAAATATAAAATGGAAGGAACTAAAGATAAAGTTGAAATGGTTAAATTAGAAATTACTGATATGTATAATGAATATGATATGGAGGTATTAGCTGCTTTAACAGGAATACTTCTTCATGGATTGGTTTTGTGATATGAGTAAACCAAGTGAAGAAACAAAAAGAAAAATATCTGAATCTGTTAAAAGAAGATGGATGGATAAAGAATATAGATATAAAGTTTCAAATGCACATAAACATAAATTACCAGATGAATGGAAAAAAAATATTTCAAATGGTATGAAGGGTTTGAAAAAATCTGAAGAAACTAAAAGAAAAATGAGTTTATATCAATCCAATAGAACAAAGGAACATGAAGAAAATTTCAGAAATTCATGGAAAGAACAATGGAATAGTTTAACAAAGGCTCAACAATTAGAAAGATTATCTAATTGGATTGAAGCTGGTCATAATGCTAATAAAAGTTACACATTAAAACCATCTTCATTAGAAATAATTGTTAAAAAGCAATTAGATTATTATGGAGTTAAATATGTACAACAAAAGCATATAAATGATGGAGATAGAAATTATTATTTAGATTTTTATTTACCTGGTTTTAAATTGGTAATAGAAGTTAATGGTTCATATTGGCACAATAAACCAAAGAAAATAGAAAGAGATAATAGTTTAAAAAGATATGTGGAAAGTACAGGGAGAAAAATAATTTTTATTTGGGATTATGAAATAAAAGATGAATGGTTTTGTATATTGGATTATATAGAAAAAGGTGGTGATTATATTGGCTAAAAGAACTACTAAATTTTACAGAAAAAACGAAGAAGAAGTAATGGAATCCTTAGGCTTAAAACCAACAAAAAATTCTGGTTCTGGCTGGATATAGAAAAAGAAGATGGACAAAATGATTTTGTTATCTGTCAATTAAAAAGTACGGATGCACAAAGTATAAAGGTTAATCAAAAGGATATTAGAGTATTAGAGAAAAATGCTTTAGTATCACACAAATTACCTTTATTTGCAATTCAATTTTTAAATACTGGGGAAATATGGTTAATGGCTAAACCTGTTGATTTTGTGAATATATCTGAGTATATAAAAACTGGAGAAGTAATTAAACCATCTATATATGATATTTTGATTAATGATACAGAAGAAGAAGAGGAAAATATACAAAAGAAAAAAATAAAATCATCAGAGAATGCAAGAAACTCATTTAATGAGCAAAGAAAAAAAATGTTTGATAAAACAAGGAGTGCAAAATGAAAAGAATAAAAGTAAAAATAGTTTTTTCAGCAGAAGAAGGAAATGATGTTAAATTTTGTGTATGTTATGATTGGATGGTAAATGAAAGATTTTACACATTTTTCCTTGATGAAGAAAAAACAAAGGTTATTTCAATACCAAAGGAAAAGATAAAATATGTTGAGGATGTAATTGACTGGGAGGAAGAATAAATGGAAGTAAAAGTAAAAGAAATTGTGAAATATAAAGGACATACTGTAAAACAGAATGGAAGTGTTGATTTAAAATTAACAGCCATGTATAGTGAGTTAACAAAATCAATGCAGGTTTTACAAATGTTAAACAATGATGTTGAATTGACAGCAAAATTACCTTCAATGAAGCCTATTAAGTTAGGAATCTTTCGTGTAAGTAAAGTAATTATTGATGGGGATGGGGAAAGCATTTTATGTTTCAACTCCTTAAATGATTATGTAGAAATGAATAATGTGAATAGCATTGTTTGTAACGAAGAGTTCCAAATTTTAATGAGGGCTGAAATTGAGGAGGAAGAAAATGAGGAGGAAGATTAAATGGCAAAGAACGTAGAATATGAAGAACTTTCTACTGCCTCAATTAGTGATAAAAGAAATATTGTTATTTCTGAATATTCAAAGGGTGGTTATACATTGGGGCAACAAGTTGTTGTTGAGGAAGGTTCGAAGAAAATAAATATGTTTGTTAAAAATTCAATTCAAATTGAAAACATTGAAGGATTGTACAATTTACGTGACGCATTAAATGTTGCAATTTCAAAAATTGAAAAAAAATAAAATTTTTTTTAAAAAAACCATTGACATATTTTTTGTATGTGTTATAATGATAATGTAATCAATGAATTGTATAAACAGTTTCCCAAATAAAAATGTTTTGAAAAATGTATTCCCCTTTTACATTGGGATGTGAGTGCACCACATAAACATTCTGTTTATACAATTTATTAAAAATGTATGTAACACTTTATGTGTTCATATAAAATAAAAAATGGCTAGAATGCAAAATTAATAAATCAGCCAATAAAAAATGAAAAGGAGAAAAAAGAAATGGCAAAGAATTGGACAGTTGCAGAAGCAGTAGAAGCAATCAAAAATGGAGACAAGGAAGCAATCAAGGACCTTGGAAAAAGATTCCCTAACGTAACAGTTGCAATTGCAAAGATGGGGGATAACGCAGGTGCAATGGAAATCATCAATGCACTTCCTGAAAGAGTAACAGTTAGAACACTGGAGGCATCTATGAAGTCTGATGAAGACGTTGATACTGATGTTGAAGAGGATGAGGATGATGAACAGGAAGCCGAGGAAAAACCTGCAAAGAAGGATAAGAAAGAAGCTGCAAAAGAAAGGGCACGCAAGAGACGTGAGGCAAGAAAAGCAGCAAAAAATAAGGTAGAAGAACCTGAGGATGATGAGGAAGAGGATTCTGAATCTGAGGAAGATCCTTATGAAGGAATGTCTGCTATTGAGTTATTTAAACTTTGCAAGAAGCGTGGAATTACAGCACAGCCTAAGAAGAAAGCTGAAGATTACATTAAGTTGTTAAAGGCTGCTGATGAGGAAACAGCAGAGGAAGAAGATTCTGATGATGATTGGGAGGAAGAGGAAGAACCCGCTCCCGCAAAGAAATCAGGAAGAGGAAGAAAGCCTTCTGCAAAGGGAAAGAAAGAAGAGAAGGAAGAAGAAGACGACTGGGATATTTAGAATATAAATATTTTTCAAAATATATGAACATCCCGGAATAAAATTAAATAATTAAATTTAAGGGACGGGTTGTTAGTTATTTCTGATAACCCGTCTTTTTGTTTTAAGGAGGTTGAAATGACAACACAAGAATTATTAGATTTAGATTATAATAATGAGGAATCAAAAAAGTTAATTCAAAAAGCATTGAGAAAAATAAAACCATTTAAGGATTTTGATGAAAATAAGGAAGTTCCTTTATTATTGTTAGAAACACTTGTTGGGAAGTATGAAAGAAAATATTGTTTGATGATAAATTATATTACTCCAACGTTTATTCCTGGGGAAAGAAATATTTATTGTGCAACAATTAAAAGAACAGATACAATGCAATATTTGGAGAATGTTTATGGAACTTCTTTATATGAGTTGTTTGCGAAGTTATGTATAAAATTCTTTTATGAAGTAAATAAAAATGATGTTCCGGAACAAGACTGGGATAAATTAAGAAGGGAAAGACAAAAAAGAATAAAGGAGTTTTTTGATGAACATTAGAATATTTACAGATGGTGCTTGTTCTTCAAATCCAGGTCCTGGTGGTTATGCTGCATTGATAGCAACAGAGATTGAAACAAAAACAGTAACAGGATTTAATGAAAATACAACAAATAATAGGATGGAATTATTATCTGTTATAAAAGCATTAGAAGAAATATTGAACATGATTTACCAAGAAGATATAAAAGTGATAAATATAAACCTTGAAATCATTTCAGATAGTGCTTATGTTGTAAATGCAATCAATTTAAACTGGTTACAAAAATGGAGAGGTAATAATTTTAAAAATACAGATGGAAAAGATATTAAAAATATTGATCTGTGGGAAAAATTAATGTCAATTCTGGATGAATTATTCTTCTTAGAAGTTAGAATTAAATTTACCAAAATAAAAGGACATAATGGAAATTACTTTAATGAAATGGTAGATCAATTAGCAAAAGAAGAGATAAAGAAAAATGTAAAAAAGGCAGGTATTTGAAATGGGATTCTATTCAGAAAAGGTATTTGAAAAAAGTTTTACAAATGATGTTTCAAAACAGGCTTATTTAGAATTATGTAGATGGGCTGCAATTAACATATTTAATAACAAAAACTTATCAAGTTATGTTACTATAAAAATTGAAAAATTAAAAAAGAAAAAACCAACTTTTTTATTAACTGTTTTCCTTTGTGTTGATGAAAAAGAAATAAAAGAAAACTATTGTAAAAAATGCAAACAACTTCATACAATATTTTATTGTGTTGATAAACCAAGGTGTGAAGAATGTAAATTACATGGTTACAAAAAAACATTAGAAGATAATGTAAAAAATATGAAAGAATTTATTAAGGAGGTATTGGAAAATGACTGGGAAGAAGAATAAATTAAAAAGGATTTTACAACCATTCCAGGATATATTTTCTATCATTCTTTACTTGTTTAATCTAATGTGGGAAAGAGTTGATGAAAATATTGTTTCCATTATTAATCTTTTAATTATTGTTTTACCAACAATTATTGTTTATTGTTTTTCCTATTTAAAAGTAATGGATTTATGTGTAATAATTCTTGGTATTCAAATTATTCTTATGATGTGTAAAAAGATTATTGAAATAAGTAAATCAAAGAAAAATGGTTTTCCTATTTTAAGAAAACGATACACAGAAAAAATAGGAGAAACAGTAATGTTAAAAAAGGGAAGTTTACAGGAAGCAATTATTTATTTGAATGAAATAGAAGAATATGCAGAATCAAATGATTTAATAAAACATTAAAGAACATTGTATGGGGCCTCAATTTCATTGTTTATTTATTTTATGATTAAAATATCATATCAAACAAAACAATGTCTATATGAGGCTCCTACGTTGTCTAGGAGGTAAGTATGGAAAAGTGTATTACACTATGTTCTGCTCATTGTGTTCATAATGATGGGGATGGATATTATAATATTTGCAACCATATAATAAATAAGGATAAACCTTGTTATGGAGGAATTGATAGAAAATATGTAGAAGGATGTTGTATGAAAGAAAAACCAAAATAAAATAATATTTGACATTATTAACTATTTTTGATATAATAAAAACAAAAATGTTAGTAAATCAGGAGGAATGTTAAAATGGAAAAACCAAAAATTATTGAAAATTTAACAAAAGAAGAAGCAATTCGTTTACATAGAGAAATGTGGGATTTTATTGATAAAAGAACTAAAGAATTAGAATGTGATTCTGTAGGGTTGAGATATGATTTAAAAAAAGAATTTTTAAATGGAATTGGGTTAGAAGTATATGAAATAAAAAATGGTTGTTTTCTTTGTGAATATTCTGAACAACAAAGTAAAAGATATTTAGAAACAAGTTTTTGTAAATTTTGTCCATTAGATTGGTGTTATGGTTGTGATAGAAAACTATTTTGTAATAAATCATTTGCTTGTGAATGTGGTGAAATTTGTGCATTAGGAGATAAGGAAACATATCAAATGAATTGGCAATATTCAGATTGTAAAACAATTAGAGACTTAAAGGAAAAAGAATAAAATGTTTTTATACATGGAAATAACAAAAGATAAATTTGAATTGCCATTAGCTGTTGCAGATTCAGTAGAAGAATTAGCAAAATTAAGAAATGTAAGTAGGTATACAATTTATCGTTCTTTAAGTGATGTAAATGTTGGAAAGAAAAAGAAAAGTAAATATTTAAAAATTAAAATTGAGGAGAATTAAAAATGTCAGAAAATGCTATTTATATAATTATATTTGTTGTATGGTTTTTATTTGGTGTTGTAGGATGTTTTAAAATTCTTATGCATGATTTAAAATATGAAACTAAAGAAAGTGCTTATGAATATTTTGGAACTGGAGCAATTATTGCTTGTTTATGTTATATATTGTTAGGACCTATTTCATTTTTTATTATATCTATTTATGATAGTAAAAAACTAAAAATATTAAAAAAGAAATTTATTAAATATTTATGGGAATTAGCAAATAAAACAAAAATATTGTTTTTATTATTTTTACTAATACCTACATTGGATGTAAATGCTGCAGCTCCACCTACAATAGAAATTCATACTTTAAAAAAGGAAGTGGAAAAGCCTCGTACTACATTTACAGAACAGGAAAGTCTCGTACTACAAAAAATAGCAATTGCCGAAGCACAATCAGAAGGAATTGGAGGAATGTCTTTTGTCATGCAAACGATTTTAAATCGTGTAGAATCAGATAAGTTTCCTAATACTATTTATGATGTAGTTTCACAACCAGGACAATTTGTAACATTTTCTAATGGAATGTATGAAAATGCACAACCAACAGAAAATAGTAAAAAAGCATTAGAATTATTAAATCTGTTACAAAATAAAGGACAATTATATTTTGAAGTTACTTCTAATGATTCCTGGCAAAGTAATAACCTAACCTATGTGTTTACATACTGTAATCATACATTTTATATGTAGTAAAATATATATGCTGAACGTGCGTACAAGCCTCATATAGGAACGTATACGAAACATACATATAAAAACATACATAACGATATAAAATGCGTATATGACGATTATACACGTTTACAAACCCATTAAATTTTCTATAACAGCAGAAATTTTATTTTAGAAATATAACAGAAGTTATAAAATACCAAGAAATTATGTAACAGAAGTTATGAAATTCTATAAATAAAATCTTTGCTGTTATTTTAATTTTACCTATTGACTTTTGTTTTAAAATGTGTTAACATATAAATAAGATATAAATAAATTATATCTAATAAATAAATCTTTATTAAGAAAGGAAATATTGTTATGAATAAACAATTAAAAAAAGAATTTATTAATCTGTTAGTAAAACAATTAAGAATTGAATTTGATTTAGCAAAAAAATATTATTATGATGGAAATATACATAGTTATTGTAAATGTATGGATGATATATTAACAGAAATTATGTTTTCATTAAATATAGGATTTTTAACGTTTGAAGAATACAAATTTTTATATATTATATGGAAAAGGTTTTAAAAATCAAAAAAAATTTAAAAAACTATTGACATTTTGTTTTATACCTGTTACAATAGAATTACAAACAAACGAAACAATAAAAAAATATTTTTAGAACTGAGGTGAAACAAAAAAATAAAAAAATTAAAAAAAACCTATTGACAAAACAAAAACAACCTGTTAAAATGAACTTGTAAACAACAAACAAACGCATTTTTAAATGCAAACAAAAAAAATGTCTAGGAGGACAAAAATTATGACAAAGAAAAATGTAATTGAAATGGTAACAGCAAACAAGGCAAGAATTAATGAAACAAGCAAACATTATGAAATGTCACAAAATGACTTTGAAACAATGCTTGAAAATTTACCTGATGAATTAAAAATTGTAAAATCAAAAAATCAGGAAAATATGTATTGTGTTGCTTCAAAGGATGGTAAATCAAGGTATATCATTATTGATATTGTAAAAACAAAAAAGGCAAAAACGAAAAAAGAAAATGATGAAGTTGGAAAAGCAGGACATAAGGCAAAAGGAAACTCATACATCATTTTATTAAAAAAGAAGGATGAAAAGAAGGAAGAAAAAATCACAAATATTGACAACTGTGCCGATATTAAAAAATTCCTGAAAACAATTTCAAAGAAACAGTTGGAATATTTGAAAATTTATGACGCTAACCAGAATGAAGTTAGAAAAAGTGCTTGGGTGATTTAATATCACCCATTGCACAATAAATTCCTATTTGGAGGTGTAAAAATGGAAAAATTAAAATTAAAAGATCATCCATATTGTAAATGTTATGTTTTAAAGGATGATGATATAATAAAATTAGTTAGTTATATAAAAGAAGTAATTATTGCTGTTAGAAATCCAAAAAATAAAAACGAATGGTTTTTAAAATGTACAGGAACATATTCACGAACAACACGAAAACAGATAAGTTGGTTTTTGCGTGAATATTTTCCAAAAATAAATTATTTTGACATGAAAGAAATTGCAGGAAAAGAAACGTTTTTGATTTATGATGAGGAAATAGGAAAAATTTCATAAATGTATTAAAAACTATTGCATTTTCCATTTTTATCTGTTATAATGAATTTAATAAATAAAACAAAACTTTTTTAAGGAGGAAAATGAAATGTTGAAACAATTAAAAGTTACAAACAAAAATAAAATGCAATTAGTAAAAGAAGTTATTGTTACAAAGGAAAATATCAATCAAGAATTTCAATTACAAAATGGGAAAATAATAAAAGGATGGTGTTTTTACAAAAAGGACAAAGATGGTACAATTTATTATATCACCGCAGAATATATTTTAAAAGAAACAATGTTTGCATTATATACAGAAAAGGATATTGCAAATTGTTTATATAAATTATCCCATTGTTAATTCCTCGTATTACAAAAACTCGAACTACATATGGCAAAAGCTCGTATTACACATATACAAAAAATGGCATAAAAATTTTTCCGTTTCTAAAAAAATTCCGTTCCAAAACTGCAAAACGGATTTAAAACCAAAACTATACTTTTTGTAAACTTGGCAATTAATAAATAATAATATATAAAATAAACATATAAACATTGAATGATAGTATATATTTTAATGGGATGTATTTTATTTACTTTGTAATTTGTTTTTTTTGTTTTCTTTGGTTGACTGTCAAGCTCACAGAAAAAATAACTTTTGTTATCTCATATAAAGGAAACCTCCCTCTAAGATATCTACTGTTACCTTATACTCTCTATATACTCTATATACTGAATCTGTGCGTATATGTATATATTACTGAAACGTGCGTATGATTCGTATATATTATATATATATGAAATTTTGCGTACATTCATATAATAAACATATTGTGTTTAATTATTGCATAATAATATAAATAAATAATATATGTTATAATATTGTATGTTATTTTTATTTGTGTTATAATGCAATCATTAAAAAATGTATGTTATTTAAAAATTTTTTGCAAAAATGTATTGCATTTTTGTTTTGAATGTGATATGATACAATCAAACGAAACAAATACACATTGATTGTTGTGCGATTGCAAACACATTAAATAAATGCAAAAAATATTATGAAAATTAATTATGAAATTTTGAAAAATTATGATTGTGTTAAAATTTATCGTAATATTGATGAATTTTATAAAATGCATTTTGAATGTTTAATTGATAATACATTTAATGATGTAAATGATTTATTTCAATTATCATGCAATATGCAAAATATATATTCATCATATGAACATTTCAAAAAACAAATCGTTACAAATAATATTGATAATTATATTGTTATTTGTGATTTTGAACACGAAAAAATATATTTGTGTGAAAATATGATAAATGATGTAATAATGTATTATGTAAATATTGATTGTGTTTTCGATGATGATTTTAAAATTAAACGTTTTGAAAATGAACACGAAAAAAATCGTTTAATAAAATCATTATTTATAAATTTTGTATATGATATTTTATAATTTTTTAAAAAATGTATTGAAAAATAAAAAAATGTGTGATACAATAATAATGTAAACAAAAACATTTTAATTGTACATGATTGCAAATGTATAAATTGCAAAAATAAAATGTTAAAAAAATATATTGTAACAATTATGTGTGATGAAACAAAAATTCAAATTGTATTGAAATCAAAATTAACAAAAAAACAATTGTATAATGTATTATGTAAAATGTATGATGATTTTGATTTGTGTGAAATTAATGAAACAAAATTGATATTTGATTTTTCATATGTTGTCACAAATATATTAACACATGAACAATTAAAACGTTGTTATTATGTAAATAATAAATGTTGTTAAAAATAAAATATGTTGTGTGTTTCGCAATTCACAAAAAAATTGCATAAAATTATGATTAATAAAAAAATGATTGAAAAATTTAAAAAATGCGAAAATGTCATCAATGAATATGATTATTATAATTTTTATACGTTTGATGAATTTTGTAATGACATTTGTTCATTCAATGATTTATCACAATTTGATGATGATGACGAATTGAAAAATGATGTTATTGAAAATATGCAACAATTTGAAAAATACAATTGCAACAATGATAATTCAATTGTATTATTGCAAAATGTTGATGATGACGAATATATAATAATTAATTTTGAATATGACATAATTGTTCATTCACAAAATTATGATATTGAATATGTCGAAAATGTTGATTATCACAATGCATTGTATTACATATTAAAAACATTGTTTTGTTGTGAATATGTACAACATTAATATTATTAAATTTGCAAATTAAATAATAAAATAAATTATGCACGTAAAAATAACACGTGCATTTTTTATTGTGTATTCAATAACGTGTGTTATCATAACGGGAGTTACATAATGCGTGTTATTTTAAAAATGGACCACTTAAGTCCTAGAAATCCTAGTTTCATATATATATAAGGCCCTCCGCTTTTGAATAGGATGCAGATGCCTTTGAGGATGCGTCAGATGCCTCTTAAATCGCTTGTAATCAAAAGGATGATGAAATACTCATGTTGAAACGTAACCGCTTAAATGAGGCAAATACAACGTCTCTAAAGTGGCATATTTTTTCTTCCAAAATAACTTTTTTGTTGTGTATTTGAAAAAGTCTTAACCAAATTTTTTACTTCCAGAAATTTGAAAGACTATTAGCCGGGAATTAAAGGAGGAAATGACATTGGGAAAAGAAAGAGATAGCAAAGTTGACTATTGGTTAACAGATGATGGTTTAATATTAATTGAGGCATGGGCAAGAGATGGATATCTGTTAAATGAAATAGCAGATAGAATGGGAATTGAACGTTATACTTTATCAAAATGGAGGAAAAATTATCCAGAAATTGCACAGGCATTGAATACTGGTAAAGAACTGGTAGATTACAAAGTTGAAAATGCATTATTGAAAGCAGCATTAGGGTATACTACAAAGGAAATAAAAGTAACATTAGGAAAGAAAGTTGTAAATGGGGAAGTATTTGAAGTATTAAAAGAAACAACCACCAGAGAAGTTGCTCCAAATGTTACTGCTTGTATGGCATGGTTGAACAATAGAAAGCATGACCAGTGGAAACGGAATCGTGACAAGGTTCTGGAATTGGATGAAGAAGATAGTAATATCAATATTACCATTGTTCGTGGTCCGAAAGAAGATAGCCTTGGTGATAATGTAAATCAGGAAGTTAATTTCCAACCGAAAAAACAGGAACAAACAAAAGAAGAAGAAAAAGAACAGGAAGTTAAGGACCAGGAAGTTGATGAGGATGTAGAAGATCTTGATTACTGGCCTGACGATTGGGAAGATGAGGATGATTAATGTTAAACTTTTTTAGTTTACCTATTTACATTTTCTGTAAAATGTGTTATAATAAATTAAAATGAAAAATATAAAATAAAGGAAGTAAAAATATAATGGCAAAAGCAACTATGAACATTAGTCCTGCTTTTGATGATTTTATTTTTGACTGGAATTATGAAACTTATTTATCCATAGGCTCTTATGGTAGTGGAAAATCCCACGCAATTGTACAAAAGATTATTTTGAAGTTATTTTCCGAAAAAAGAAAAGCCTGTGTATTTCGTGATGTTTATGATACCCATAAAGAATCTACATTTGACTTGATAAAACAAGTATTAGAGGATATGCATTTATTAGCAGATAATGGAGTTAGAAAACATCCTACAAAGGTTTGTTTTAAAAATAGTCCATTGGAATTTAAGTTCCCAAATGGTTCCAGAATAATTTTCAAAGGTATGGACAGTACTGAAAAATTAAAATCATTAAATGGGGTTTCCATTGTATGGATAGAGGAATGTAGTGAAGTTACCTATGATGCATACCTTGAAATATTAGGACGTATCAGAACATTTAAAACTTCTATGCACTTTATTTTGAGTTGTAACCCTGTTGGTAAATTCAATTGGGTATATCAGCAATTTTTTGAAAAAATAAAGGATGATGGAACAGTAAAAAGAATTGTAAGTGATGAACTTCTTTATCAGAAAAAAACATTAACAAAAGGAAAAGTTTATTATCACCATTCTACTTGTGATGATAACCCATTTCTGCCTCGTGATTACATCCAGCGTTTGGATGATTTAAAAGAATATGACAGAGCATTATGGATTGTTGCTAGATTAGGTAGGTTTGGTGCAACTGGTTTACGTGTTCTTCCACAATTTGAGGTTATGAACTCTAAGTTAGTAAATCACTATGTTGCAGAATTAGGGGATGAATGGAAGAGAATTGGTATGGACTTTGGTTTTGAAACTTCATACAATGCAGTAATAAAGGTTGCAATTGATGATAAAAATAAATGGTTGTATATTTACAAGGAATATTACAAAAATAAAATGACGGATGATAAAACTGCAATTGCTCTTGTAGAATGGGATGAAAATATAAAGGATGAAGAAATAAAAGCTGATAATGCAGAACCTAAAACAATTCGTTATTTTAGGCAGCAAGGATTTAAAATGCTTCCTTGTAAAAAACAAGCAGATAAAAAATCTGAGGGAAGTAGAATTGCAAATACAAAAAAATGTAAAAGATTTAAAAGAATTATTTGTAGCAATGATTGTGTAAATACAATAAAGGAGTTAAAGGATTTAACTTATAAGAAAAATAGGAATGGAACAATTGACTACTCCCGTTTCAATATAGACCCCCATACATTTTCAGCAATATGGTATGCAATAGATGACTATACTGTTGCTGATTTGAAAAAACGTAAAAATAATAGTTATAGAGGTGTTTAAAATGTGTGTTGATAAGGAATATAGAAACAGACTATTTAATATGTCCAAAACAGATTTGAATAAAGAGTGGGATGATGTTATGTCTATGATTAGAAAGAAATTGAATAAAAAAGAAAAAGTTGAAAAAATAAAATTTGTAAGAAGGGTAAGTTCAGGAATAACTTATATGTAAGGAGGTGTGATTATGGATTCATTAAAATTTGTTTTAGGAAAAGACAAAATGCCTGTTTGGTTTAATGATGAAACAGCAAGGGGTAGAGCAAAGGTTAATTTGGATGATGATAGAAAAGTTGTTAGTGTTACTATTTATGCACCAACAAGAACGTTAACTGCTTTCCCTGGGGATGTTATTATGAAATTAAAATCTGGTATGTCTGTTGTACCTAAAGAAAAAGCTGTAAAGTATGGTGTTGTAAATGAAAGCAAAAAAGAATCTAACTAAAAAAGAATATAGTAAGAATTGGTTGGATAGATGGCAATATTTTGTTATGTTTTGGTTAAGTGTATTTTATGTTACTGATATAATAAAAAATGATGCAATTCATTTAGAGACATTAAGTATTACATTAGTAACAAGTATTATTGCTGTTATTGTTCCCTATTTTGTAAAAAGTTATTTTGGAAAGAAACAAGAAGAAATTGTAAGATTGCAAGAAAAAAATGAAGTTGAAGAAGATTCTAGTGAATCTATGGAGGGTTAAATGAATAGTGAATTATTTGTAAAGATTATTTTAGCAATTATTTCAATTTGTGGTGCATTAGTAACAGCATATGTTATTCCTTTTATTAAATCAAAAATTAGCTCAACAGAGTTAAATAAACTGTTTGAGTATGTAAAAATTGCTGTTAGATGTGCAGAACAAATTTATACAGTTGAACAATGGCAAGAAAAGAAAGAGTATGTAATGAATTATGTTATGAATATTATGAATGAAAAGTTACATATTGAACTTTCTTATGACCAGATTGATACCATTGTAGAGGGAATTGTAAATGAAGTAAAACATAATGTTCCTACTATGAATACATTTATTTCAAATAAAAGCGTGAAAGAGGACTAGTTCCTCTTTTCCACGTTATAAACTTGGAGGTGAGTAAATGAAGGGTATTGATGTTAGTTCTTATCAAAAGACAATTGATTGGACAAAAGTTAAAAATAGTAGTATTTCATTTGCTATTTTAAAGATTATAAGAAAAGATTTAGCAATTGATAATCAATTTTTAAGTAATTCAACTGGTTGTAATTTGAATAATATTCCATTTAGTGTATATAATTATACTTATGCATTAACAAGAGATAAATCAAGAGTTGATGCAAATGCAGTTATTGAAATGATTAAGAAGTATAATGTAGAAGAAATGGAAAATTTCAAAAAAGAAGTTTGGATGGATGTAGAACATGAAACGCAAATGGGTCTTGGACATACATTAATAGATATTGTAAAAGAATATCAGAACATAATTGAAAATAATGGTTATAAGTTTGGTGTATATACAGGACTTAGTTTTTATAATACAGAATTTAGTAAGTATTATAAGGAACTTGATTGTCCATTTTGGATTGCAAGGTATCCAAGTAAAGCAAATATGTTATTTACACAAAATCCAAATGAATTGAAAAAACCTTTAATAAAAAATAATTTGTGGGGTTGGCAATATACTTCGTATGGAATTATTGATGGAATTAAGGGGAATGTTGATTTTAATATTTGTTATGAAGAAGAAAATTCTGTAGATAATAAAAATGGAATTTCAACTTTTTCATTAGTAAAAGATGGTAGCCAAAGTATATCTAAAAACTTTAAAGTAAAAGAGTTTAGATGTAAAGATGGTTCAGATAAGATATTAATTGATGTTGATTTTGTAAAAGATAAGTTACAAAAAATAAGGGACTATTTTGGGGTTCCTGTTACAATAAATTCTGCTTATAGAACAAGTGAATGGAATACAAAATGTGGTGGTGCTAAAAATTCATACCATTTAAAAGGTATGGCATTTGATATTGTTGTAAAAGGGAAAACGCCACAAGAGGTTGCTAAGTATGCACAATCATTAGGAATAAACGGAATTATAAGGTACAATACATTTGTTCATATTGATAGCAGGGAAACAAAATACTGGGCAATCAATAATAATGGTAAGGTGAGCTCTGTAAGTCAATTTTAAGGAGGTGGTTATTTTGTATAGAGGAACTACCCCAACATTAATTTATAACGTAAATTCTAACTTAGATTTGAATGGTATGTTACAAATTTGGGTTACATTAAAAACTTTGATGTATGAAAAGACTTTTGGTATAGATGATATTATTGTTAATAACGAAAACAAAACTTTGACAATAGAATTATCTCAGGAGGATACATTAAATTTTTATGGTAGTAATGTTGAAACACAGGTAAGATTTCTTGATTCAAATAGGAAAGCATATGCAAGTAATATAAAAAAGATAAATTTGGATAATATATTGAAAGAAGGTGTTATCCATGAGTAATATTATTGATATGAGTTCTGATTTTTCTATGTCTGAAATTATTGATATTGATGTTTTAGAGGGTGGTACATCAGAAAGATTACCATATTATACAGGGGAATATAATGTAACACCGTCAGTTAGTCAAAAAGTATTAGAAACAAGAAATAAATCAATGTCTAAGGATGTTGTTGTTTTAGAAATACCAAAATATCAGTTTGATAATTTATCTAATGGACAAACAGTTGTAATAGGAGGAAATTGAAATGGCAGTAAATAAAGTTATATTTGGTAGTGAAACTTTAATTGATTTAACAAATGATACAGTGCAAGCAGATAAACTTGCAAAAGGACTTACAGCACATGATAAATCTGGTGCAATTATAACAGGTACTAATACAAATGATGCAGATACACAAGACGCAACAGCTTCGGCAGCTGAACTATTGTTAAATAAAACTGCATATGTCAGGGGTTCAAAGGTAACTGGTACAATGCCTAACAATGGTGCTGTTGCAGGAAAGATTAGTGATTTAGAGACACCTTATACCGTACCGTTAGGTTTCCATGATGGATCTGGAACTGTGGATATTGATTCAGTAGAAAAGGCAAAAATTATTCCTGGTAATATTAAGGCAGGGGTTGAAGTTCTTGGTATAACAGGTACTTATGGTGGCGAAGAAATTTCTGCACAATCTAAAACAGTTACCCCTAGTTTATCACAGCAGACAATTTTACCTGATGAAGGTTATGATTATTTGTCCCAGGTTACTGTAAATAAAATACCAAGAGTTGATTCTGAAAATTCAGCAGGTGGTATTACAACTACGATAGGGTAGGTGAATTAAATGGCCGTAAGTAAAGTTGTTTTAGGGGATGAGACATTGGTTGATTTAACATCAGATACTGTATCAGAAGATACATTATTAGAGGGAACAACTGCCCATGCCGCAAATGGGAAAGTAATAGAAGGAAAGGTTTCTGTTCAGTTAATATTTACTGGAACTCAATCTGAAATAAATACTTTAATAGAAGAAGGTAGTATACCAGATGGTTCAATTGTAAATATTACTGATGATTAATGAAAGGAGATAACATAATATGGATACATTAATTTTAGCAAATGGAACTGAAATAAGTATAAAGGAAGGTTCTTCATTATCAAATATTGGTGTTGTATTTAGTAATCATAATGAATTAATTGAGTGTGTTTCTAAATTAACAAATGATAATTTAAAAACAGTTACAATTAAAAATTCAAGTGGATCTGTTATTGCAAATTATGAAAATCTTGTTTTTGTAAATGAAACATCAAGTTTTAATAATGATGGAACTGTTGATACGGTAATTAACCTTAGAATAAAAACGGATGTTGAATTATTAGAGGAAAAAACAAAAGAGTTAATGAATGAAATTGATACATTAAAAGAAACAACAGAAGTACATGATGCAGCAATTTCTGATTTAGGAACAGCAGTTAGTGATATTGCAGGAGGTGTATAATATGGCAGCATTTTATGGAAGGAAAGTAAAAGCAGGTATTATTACAATTGATGAAGTTCCAACATTTTGGAGAGCAAGGGTTGAATTATGGTTAGAAGAAAACAAGGAGTAATGTTATGAGTGTTAATATATTTAAAAATAATGCATTAACAAAAATAGCACAGGGATTGAAAGATTCAGTAGTAACAATTACAAATAATCTTTTAGCAACTAAGTCTGGAACCGCACTTGATGCGGTTCAAGGCAAGGTATTAGATGATAAAATAACAGAACTAAACAACAGTTTAGGTGATCAGCCTACGTTTGAGTATGATGAAACAGGTAAAATCACTGGGTATAAAACTAAGGTAGGTGCTGATACAGTTTTCCCTTTTAAGAGTAAAGCAGAAATAGAACAATTAAATAGTTTATCTGAAAACGGTCATGATGCTTTTGTGATAAATAATGCTTTAGATTATAGTTTCTTTTTTGTTGTATATCAATATAATACGTCAGGTGATTATGGTCTTAATGTTACTAATGGTACAGTTTCAAAGATGTTTGGGTGGCATCCTGTGAGTAACCAATATGTTGCTGGTTTCATAGTCACACCAACAAACGATATTTGTACAATAGGAAAGAATACTTATTTTAATAAAAGAATTATTTATGGTGTTAAGTAATTCTTTGAAATATAATTCCAATTTGTGTATTGATACGCATAATTTTTATATGTATTTTCACTTTCACTATCATAAGCGAACTGAAATCTCTGTGAGTTTTCAGCAGTTAAACTGTTGTTTAAAATGCAATAATGAAATCTTTTTAAAATATACCATTTACAAAATAGAAATTATGTGTTATAATCAATTTATAAAAATAAATAAATTTCTATTTGGAGGTAAATTCTATGGATGCAAAAGATAGGTTATTCAAAAATGTTATTTTAAAAATGTCTAACAAATTGGAGGATGATGAAATTAGATATTTAAAAAATGTTTTAATTTGTGAAATGGAAAATTATAACGTTGAATTTATTGAAGAACAAAAACAATTACCTTCTGTTTATTCGGAAAGAAATATAAAATTAATAAATATGTTTTTATCATGTAAGAAAATAGAAGGAAAATCACAAAAAACAATAGATAGTTATTTACAAACGTTAAAAAATTTTATTACAATGTTTGACGTTGATTTGTTAAATGTTAATGTTAATACAATAAGAATGTATTTTATTAAAATGGAAGAAAGAGGTAATTGTAGTGTTTCACTTAATAATAAAAGAAAAAAATTATCAGTATTTTTTGAATGGCTTGTCGAAGAGGAATATATACAAAAGAATCCTGTTAAAAAAATAAAAAGAGTAAAAGAAGAAATAAAAGTAAAAAAACCATATAATGATGTTGAAGTAGCAAAACTTTATGATTCCTGCAAATCAACAAAGCAGAGAGCCCTATTAGATTTGTTACTTACCACGGGTTGTAGAAATGAAGAAGTATGTGAAATAAAATTAGATGATGTTGATTTTACACAAAAACAAATTTTAATACATGGAAAGGGTTTAAAACAAAGGGAAGTATTTTTAAATGATACTTGTATTTATTATTTAGAACAATATTTATTAGATAGGGAAATGAAAGGTTTACATTCAAAATATTTGTTCTGTAATGAAAAAAGAAGATTAGAATGTGGAAGATTTGTTGCTGATAAAATGAAAACAGCATCATTAAGAAGAATAATGAAAAACTTAGCAAAGGATGCAGGCGTTGATAGTTCAACTGTTCATAGGTATAGAAATACATTTTGTTGTAATATGTTAAATCATTCAGATTTATTGACAGTACAGTATTTAATGGGACATTCTAATCCTAAAACAACTGTTGGATATTCAACTTTAAATAAACAAAAAGCAAGGTTTGAACATTCAAAATTATAGGAGGTTAAAATGACTGAGGAAGAAAAAATGCAAAATCAAGAATGGGATGATGAGTATGTTGTTGCTTTTAGAAATATTCCATATTTTTTGTTTGATGATATAAGTAGTGAAAGAAAAAGTGATTATTTTCTTGAAATAGAGGAAATAAAAGGATTGTATAAGGCATATGAGGTTGGTAATAGATTTGTACCAGAGGGTTCAAATGGAGATTATGTTCCATCAAATTTAAGATTTAAAAAATCTGCTATGATTATGAATAAGGAGGCGAGATTTTTATTTTCAAATCCACCAACATTTAATGTAAACCCTGATAATGTTACTGATGAAAATAAAGAGGAAAATGCAATTATACAGGATTTTCTGGATAAAGTATTAGAGAAGAATAATTTTAATGGTAATATATTAAAAGCAGCAAAGGATTGTTTTATTGGTAAGAGAGTTGCAATTGTTTTAAACTTTAATGAGAAAACTGGAATATCAATTAACTTTTTAACATCATTAGAATTTACTTATGAAAAATTAAATGGTAGAGATAATGAATTATCAAAGTTTACTTCTTTTTATGAAATGACTGGGGTTGATTCATTAAAAGAACAAAGGTGGTTTAAGAAAGTTTATGAAAAGAAAGATGATATTGTAACTGTTGAAGAAGTAATATACTCTGGTACTGGTGATATTGAAGAGATTGTGACACCAAAAAAGAAAATAAAGTTCGATTATATTCCTGCAGTTGTAGTTTTAAATGATGGGTTGACTGGTGATTTAAAAGGTAAATCAGAGATAACATCATTAATAAGGTATGAAAAAACATATAGTAAATTAGCAAATGGGGATATTGATTCAGAAAGAAAAAATATGAACCCAATAAAATATACTATTGATGCTTCCCAAGAAAGTACAAGTAATTTATCAACAAGTCCTGGTTCTTATTGGGATTTACAATCTGATGATACAAAGAGTGTTGATAGACCTGCAAAAATTGGTGTATTAGAAGCAAATATGCATTATTCAAATCCGTTAAAAGTAACACTTGATAGAATTGAAAATGAAATGTTTGCAGAACTGGATGTACCAAATATAAATAGTGAACAATTGGCTGGTGTTATTACATCCGGTAAAACAATTGAAGCTTTGTATTGGGGTCTTACTGTTCGTTGTGATGAAAAAATGCTATCATGGGAACCTGCTTTGAAATTTATTGCTTATGCAATTATTGAAGGTGCAATTTTATATCCGAACTGTATTTCAAAATATACAGATAAAAATGTTATACCAAATATACCAATTGATATTATTGTAGAAAATAATTATCCACTTCCTGAGGATGTTCAAGAAGAGAAGACAATGGATATAACAGAAGTAGAGGCAAATGTTATGTCTAGAAAGTCATATTTGAAAAAGTGGAGAAAGTTAAATGACGAGGAAGCAGATAAGGAATTATTGCAAATTCAAAAAGAAAAACAAATGTTAGAAGAAAGTTATATAGATTATAATGAAAGTGATGTAGTTGATATTAATGAAGATGTAAATCAGGAGGAATAATAAATGCCAAACCCATTTACATATTCTGAAAATGAAAGAGAAAAAATTGTAAAAGAACAAAAAAAACAAATAAAAAGTGTTTATAAAGAAGCCTCTGATGAAATAAAAAAAGAGGTTGAAAAATTAAAAGAGAAAAATAATGTATCAGCAAATGAAAGAAGAAATTATTTAAAATCTTTGCAAAAGGAAATAAATAGTTATATGAAAAATGTTGATACAAAAACAGAAAAAATTATTAATGGCAATGTTGATAAAATGATTTCTATTGTTTTTGAAAATAATAATCAATTTATTAATAGCCTAGGTTTTAATTTTGATATAACAAATAGTGTTATTAAAAAAGAAATGGTTAATAGAATAATGAGTGGTTCATTGTATCAAGGAAAATGGAGTTTAAATAAAGCAATTTGGGGTGATAATAAAGCAAAACAAATTGAGATAAGTAAAATTATTTCAAAAGGAATTTTAAAAAATAAAGGATTGTATGATATTTCAAAAGATTTGGAAAGGTATGTGAATCCAAATGCAAGAAAATCATATAGTTGGGGTAATATGTTTCCTGGTTCAAGAAAAAAAGTTGATTACAATGCACAAAGATTAGCTAGGACAACAATAAGCCATGCATATCAGGAAAGTTTTGTTAGAGCAACAATTAACAATCCTTTTATTGATGCATATAGGTGGATAACAAGTGGTGGCCATAATGTTTGTACTTTATGTTTAGATAGGGAAACAGTTGACCATTATGGTTTAGGACCTGGAATATATCCAAAAGATAAATTGCCATTAGATCATCCTAATGGTATGTGTACCTTTGAATCAATAATATCAATGAGTGATGAAGAAATAATTGATGCTGTTGCTGATTGGTATTTAGGGGAGGGTGATTATGATATGAATGAAAGGATTGAAATTTTTGTAAATGATTTGAAAAATTTTTAAATTTTCTATTGACATTTCAATAACATATGTTATAATAAAATTATGATGAATGGAACAAAACAAATGTTCTTTAATAACCTTTTAAAGGAAGGTAACCATAACCTTAATATGGAGTAAAGAAAAGGAGAAAATTAAAAATGAAAAAAAAGGAAGTAAAAAATTTATTACCATTTAATCTTCAGTTTTTTGCTGACGGGGGAGATGACCCGGGAAATGAACCTGACAACAATGATAATGATGATAATGGTGGAAGTGATGATGATAGCAAGGATTCATCTAAGGAGAAAAAGTTTACACAGGAAGAAGTAACAAGGTTAATGACAAGAGAAAAAAAAGAAGGTAGAAAAGCTGCAATTAAATCATTAGGATTTGAAAGTGAAGAGGAAGCAAAAAAGGGAGCTGCTCTTTTAAAAGCTTTACTTGATTCACAAAGAAATGAAGATGAAAAAGAGAAAGAAAAGAATAAAAATTTGCAGAACGATAAAAGTGATGCAGAAAAAAGAGCGAATATTGCAGAATCAAAATTATCTTGTTTGTTAGCTGGTGTAAACAAAGATTCAATTGATGATGTTTTGTCAATTGCTTTAAATAAGGTTTCTGATGATAAGGACCTTGATTCTGTATTAAAAGATATGAAGAAGGAAAAGAGATATTCTTCATTCTTTGAAACCACTGGTGATGATGGAAAAGATGGAACAGGAAGTGAGCCTGGACATTCAGGTGGTAAGGGAGGCAATGATAAGGGAAGTTATGGTAAGAATCTTGCCTCAAGAAGTAAAAATAATAGTGAAAAGAAGAGTAATTATTTTGCTTAGGAAGGAGAAGTGAATAATGTTAAATCAAACAAGTGTAAAAAGATATTCTGGTACTACCAGAAAAACAATTTTGGTTGATGAGTTAAATAGCACAGCATTTTCAATTGTTGTTGGTAATACAGGTGTTGAAGCTGGCGCTGATGGAAGAAAAATTATTAAGGCAGGTACCCCTGTAACTGGTTCATTAACGGAAAGAAATACTGCATTTACTGTTGCTAAAGATTCTAGTGGTAGTAACAATGCAGTTGGTGTTATTCTTCATGATGTTGATGTAACAGAAGGGGAAGCAAATAGCCAGGTTGTTGTTTTTGGGTTCATTGATATTAGTAAGCTTGAAAGTGATGTGGTTGCATTAATTACAGAAGCTGCTAAGAAAAGTATGAGAATGATTCAGTTTGTAAAATAATGAAGGAGGAAAGATAAATGTATTCTATTTTTGAATTAGTTAACTCCGAGGATATTGTTGCTTATTGGAGAGAAAGATCTAATGAAACAGAAAATCTTCTGGGGGAAGAATTATTTGATGAAAGACAAAAATTAGGCTTAGATCTTAAATGGATAAAGGGTTCAAAAGGTTTGCCTGTTGTGTTGAAACCATCTGCATATGATGTAGTTGCACTTAAGAGAGATAGAATTGGATTTGAAAAGATTGCAACTGAAATGCCGTTCTTCAAAGAATCTATGATGGTTGATGAAGAGTTAAGACAACAGCTTAATATGGTTCTTGAAACTGGAAATCAGGCATATATTGATTCTATTATGACAAGAGTATTTGATGATGAAATTTCACTGTTAAGAGGTGCAAGAGCACAGAGAGAAAGAATGAGAATGATGCTCATTACTACTGGAGGAATTTCAATTTCAGCAAATGGTCAGAATTATGATTATGATTATGGTTTACAGGATTGGCAGAATGTTACTGTAACAAAGTCATGGAGTGACCCTTCTGCAACAATTGTTGAGGATATTAGAAAGTGGCAGGATAAGGTTGAAGAAGAATCAGGTGTAAGGCCTACAAGAGCCGTATGTTCCCCTGCTACATTTGAATATTTCATGATTAATACTTTGATTAAAAATGCAATTTGGGGTAATGATTCTGTTGCTCCTGTTACAAGAGAAAAAGTTATTCAGTATATAAGTACAGAATTAAAGTTATCTATTGCTGTTTATTCCAAGAAATATATTGATGAATATGGAGTAACTAAATCTTATATTCCTGATGATTTGTTTACATTGCTTCCTCCTGGTGTGCTTGGAACTGGTTGGTTTGGTACAACTCCTGAACAATCAGATTTAATGTCTGGAACTGCTGCAAATGTAACAATTACTGATACTGGTGTTGCTGTTACAACTGTTAAAAAGACAGACCCTGTAAATGTAGATACAAAGGTTTCTATGATTTATTTACCTTCGTTTGAATCAATGGACCAGATTATGATTGCAGATCTTTCTGCTGAATAATTATGGAGGGTGATAAAATGATTGTAATTAAAAAGGGTAAAAGTAAAATGAAAGTTGCAAAATCAGCATATAATAATTTTTATAAAGGTGCTGGTTGGGAAATTGATGATGAAGTTTCTTCTGTTGTTTATTCTTCTGAATCTGATGAAAAATTAGGTAATGATTCTAATGAGGATGATGAATGGGCAGGATATGAAGATGAAGAACCTATTGAGAAAGATTTATCTGAAATGTCCCATGCTGAATTGAAGGAAAAAGCAGAATCCTTAGGGATTGATACAACCGGTATGAATACGAAGCAGTTAAGAGCAAAACTGAAAAGTTTATCATAGGAGGTTTGTATGGACTTAAGTACTTCTAAAACTTTAGAAAGATTGAAAGTTGTACTTAGGGAAAAAGATTGCCCGTTCTTTGATGATGAAGATTTACTTTTTTATTTATCAGAGAACGGGAATGATTTTAATAAAACTGCTTATCAATGTTTAATTTTAAAATCTGAAAATACAACCCTAAGTATGAGTGGTTTGGAATTAGGAGATACATCAAAATATTTTAGAAGATTAGCCCAACAATATCGTAAAAATAATTCTAGGGTATTGGGGGAATAAAAATGAATGTTGAAGTTTTTTTAAGAAATAAATTGGAACGCCAAATTAAATGGAATGGACAACCGTTTAAATTTATTAGATATAAAAGAAATGATTTTCATGAAATAACTGATGAAGTTGAAAAAGAATTTAATTTCAATGGTGTATTTCATGAAGGTGGCGGATATGGCGGAATGTTAAATATTGAGATGTATGGAAGAGATGGCGGTAAGACAGTTACAAAAATGAAACCAATGGTTCTTGCATTATATGAAGATTCTGTTGAAATAGATACTGATGATTATGTAAATATTGGTGATTATACCTATAAAGTTGTTGAGAAAAATGATATAAAAAATTTACATATAGCATTTGAAATTTCTTTGGAGGTTGATAATGGGCGTTAGTGTTGATGTAACAGGAGTTTATTCTGGACTTGAAAAATTTAATTTATTAGCAAGAAATAGGGTTAGAAATTATTTTGAAGATAGTGCAGAAGAGCTTGAATCTTATATGAAAGAAAATGCACCATGGCATGATAGAACTGGAAATGCAAGAAGAGGTTTAAGTGCTGATGTATCAGAAAATATTAATGCTATTAGAATAGAGTTATCTCATTCTGTTGATTATGGTATTTTTCTTGAATATGCAATGGAAGAAAGGTTTGCAATTTTGGAACCTACTGCACGATTAAAAGGTCCTGATGTGATAAACGGTATGAAAGGGTTATTAAATAGGTAAAAGAAATGGCAGATTCTGTTTGGGAAATGACTGCAAAAGCATTACAAAAAAATGGTATTGATGTTTTTCCACCTGGAACAAAAATTGGGGAATGTAAAAAAAGATATGTTGTTTTAAAAGAAGATGGTTCATCCAAAATTGGAAGTTTTTCTTCTGAAAGACAATATTATATGTTTATGCTTTACATTCCATATAATGAGTATTCAAAATTGAGTAAATTTGAGTATGATGTGAAAGAAGTACTTGCAAGAGAAATGTATCCAATTCTTATGCCAACAGGACAAAAAATGTCAGACTATTATGATGATAATTATAAAGCTCATATGAGATCTTTACTTTATCGTAACAATGTAAGAAATAAACATTTATAGGAAGGAGAAAATTATGGCTGGTAAGGTAGTAAAAGGAAATGAGATTGCTACAATTGATGTTGTTCTTGTAACAGTTCAAGGTTATGGGGAAGAGGATGATGAAATTATTCTTGATACCGCCAATAAAATTGATGTTACAGTTGCAACAGAAACGCAGGATAAAATAGCATTAATTGTAAAAGGAAGATTAATTGCACAAAAACCTCCTGTTACAACAGTTACAGGAAATACAATTGTTTTAACAGACAATGTATTTAATGATAAACTTGTTGTTATGTTACAAGGTGGTGAAGTTGAATATGATGTAGATGGTACAACATTTAAGAAGTATTTACCTCCGGTAGCAGGAAGTACAGAAAAAGGTAAGGTGTTTAAATTAAATGCATATTCTGCAATTTATAATGCAGCTGGTATTTTAACAGGTTATGAAAAGATTAGTTATCCTAATTGTCAAGGGGTTCCTGTCGCATTTAATTCTGAGGATGGTGTATTTAGAACTTCTGAATATACAATTAACTCTGCACCTGCACAAGGGGAAAGACCTTATGAAATAGAGATTGTTCAGGATTTGCCTGTATTAACATCATAATTGTGTAAATGAAAATATAAAATAAAAAAAAAGGAGAAAAAAATAAAATGGGTGAATTTCAAAATGTATCAAATGAAAATAAGGTAACAAGCATTGAGGAATTAAAAAAGGTTGCTTTTGGGGAGGTTGTTGAATTACCTAGTTTTGTCCAGGGTGTTCCATTTTATGCAAGATTAAGAAGGCCATCAATGTTAGCAATGACAAAATCTGGTAGAATCCCAAATGAACTTTTAGTAGAAGCAAATAAATTATTTGTAAATGGAACGGCAAGTGTTGCAACACAAAATCAAATGGATTCTGAAATGATGAAGGGTTTATTTGATGTATTGGATATTATTTGTGAAGATTCATTTGTAGAACCAAAATATGAGGAATTAAAAGCAAATGGTATTCAATTAACAGATGAGCAACAATTGTTTGTATTTTCATATGCACAAAGAGGGGTAGATGCTTTAAAATCCTTTCGTAAGTAGTGGGGAAGTATTAAGAATAATAGGAGTTTACAAAATGCTGGATATGCACATTAGGCCATCAGAACTCATGGATATTAGTGATGCGTATACAGCATTTTGTTTTGATGAAGCTTGTGCTTATATTATAAGTGAAATGCGTGATGGTAAGGAACCTATTATGAATAATGAAGGGAATGAAAAAGAATGCAGAAAACCATCTGATTTGTATGGTAAATATAACAATTAGGAGGTGAGTAGAAAATGGCTATTAATGTCGGGGAAGCTATTGCTTATTTATCGTTGGAAACAACTGCTTTTAATACAGGTTTACAAAATGCACAAACAGCATTACAGTCATTTTCTAACAGCACATATAAATTAGATACTGGGTTGACAGCATTAGGTAGTGTTGCTTCAAATGTTGGTAGTAGTTTAACAAAGAATTTGACAGTACCTATTTTATCACTTGGGGAATCTTCTATACAAGCATATCGTGATTATGAAAGTGCTTTTGCTGGTGTTAAGAAAACTACTGATGATGCACAAGTAGAATTAATTGGTGGATATGATGTTTTATCAGATGCAATCCAGGATATGGCAACAAGAACTGCTAGTAGTGCGGAAGAAATAGCAGGGGTAATGGAGGTTGCTGGACAATTAGGTGTTCCACTTGGAGAATCTGGTAAAGATATTACTAAGTTTACAGAAACAATGGTAATGTTAGGGGATTCAACTAACTTATCGGCACAGGAAGCTGCAACGTCAATAGCAAGGTTTGCAAATATCACAGGAACTGCTTGGGGTGATGTTGATAGACTTGGTTCAACAATTGTAGATTTAGGAAATAATTTTGCAGCACAGGAAGATGAGATTGCATTAATGGCAACACGTTTGGCATCAGCTGGTACTGTTGCTGGATTGACAGAAACAGAAATATTAGCATTAGCAACTGCAATGACTTCAGTTGGTATTAGAGCTGAGGCTGGTGGTACTGCAATGTCAACAACAATGGCGCAGATTGAAAAGGCAGTTTCAAAATATTTTGCTGGGGAACAAGGTGCAATAGAAACCGTTGAAAAAATGGGGGAAGTTGCAGGAATGTCAGCAGAGGAATTTGCAACTGCATGGAAGAATGACCCGATAAATGCACTTGAAAACTTTTTGGTTGGTATTGGAAAACTTGATGAAAAAGGGGAGAGTGCAATTCTTGTTTTGGATGAATTAGGAATGTCTGGTGTAAGACAAAGTAATATGTTAAAGGCTTTAGGGTTAGCAGGTGGTATGCTTACTGATTCTATAGATACAGCAAATAAAGCATGGGAAGAAAATACTGCATTAACAACAGAAGCTAATAAAAGATATGAAACTTTGGATGCACAAATTAGTCAGTTAAATGAAGAATGGAAAGCAATGAAAAGAGATTTAGCTGAAATATTAATTCCTGTTTTAAGAGAGTTAATGGATATGGTTAAACAATTAATACAATGGTGGAAAGGTTTATCAGAGGAACAACAACAATTTATTGTAAAGATTGCTGCTATTGCTGCTGCTGTTGGACCTGTACTTATGGTACTTGGTAATTTATTATCAACAATAGGAACTATTATAACAGCATTTAAAACAATAAGTAGTGTGATAGGTAGTCTTGGTGGTTCGTTTACATCATTATCTGGAATGTTTACAAAATTATTTAGTTCATTATCAAGTATAGGAGCAATTATAAAAACTGTAGTAACTGCTATTAGTAGTGTTATAAAATTTATAGGAGGAATAGGTTCCGTAATAGCAGGAGTTATAATGTATTTTACTAATTTCTTTGATATGTTGAAAAATGGATTTAGTTGGATAAAAGAAGCATTGATGGTGTTAGGAATTGCATTAGCTGCTATTGGGGCAATTATATTGGGGGCACCTGCTTTAGTAGTTGGGGTTATAGCTGCTATTGTTGCTGCTGTTTCAACTTTAGTAGTTGTAGTAAAAGAACATTGGGAAGAAATAAAAAGTGCATTCTCAACAGGACTTGAAAATGTAAAGAATTTCTTTAATGGTTTGTTAGATTTTGCTAAAAATAATTGGAAAGAAATTTTAACTTTTATTACAAATCCAGTAATTGGAGCATTTGAGTTACTTTATAAGAATAATGAAACATTTAAAAATAATGTTGATGAATTAGTTAGTAAAGTGAAAGAAAAGTTAACTGAAATGATTTCTTCAATTATAGATTTCTTTAGTAATGTTATATCAAATGCATCAGAATTCTTTTCAAATATTTTTAATAATGTAAAAGAGTTTTTCTCGAATTTAATAAGTAATATAGGAGAATTTGTTTCAAATATTGTTAGTAAGATAAGTGAGTTATTTAGTAGTTTGGTATCAAGTATTGTTAATTTCTTTCAAGATATATTTAATAAGCAAGGAAATTTTGTAAGTAATTTATTAAGTAGTATTGGCAATCTTATATCAAATATAACAAGTTCAATTTCAAACTTTATAACTAATTCTACTAGTATTATTGGTAGTTTTATTAATAATATTTTTACTTCTGTTGGACAATTTTTTGGTAATTTACTTTCTACACTTGGTAGTTATCTTAGTAATATTTTCAAAAATATTGCCGATTTTTTAACAAATGTATTGGGAAGTCATGTTTCATTTATTTCAGATTTACTCAATTCCGTAGGGGAAGGGTTAAGTAATTTACTTAGTAAAGTTGGACAATTTTTATCTTCAATGATGAGTAAAATAGGAAGTTGGTTTAAAGATATGATTTCCAATATTGGAAGTAATATTTCTAGTATTATTAGTTTCTTAGGAAACTTTGCAAGTAACTTCTTTAACATTGGTTCAAATTTATTTACTAATTTATGGAATGGAATGAAGAGTGCATTTTCAGCATTATGGGATTGGTTAACAAATATTGCAGAAAGAATAAAAAATATGCTAAGCAATGTTTGGTCAAATATTTCTGGTGTAACAGGTTGGTCAGGCTCCCATGCAAATGGATTAGATTATGTTCCTTATAATGGATATGTTGCACAATTACATGAAGGGGAAAGAGTATTGACAAAACAACAGGCAAAGGAATATAATGAAAATAAAGGAAGTAGAAGTTCACAAGGTGGAGATACTTATAACTTCTACAATGTTAAACCAGACCCTTATGAATATGCAAGACAAATGAAACGTGCAAAGAAAGAATTAGCGTTTGAAGGTTAGAAAGGAGGATAGATATGATTACAAGTTTTACATTAGAAAATTTAACAACACATGAAAAGGTTACATTTGGAATGGATATAGACTGTGATTATTTATATCCTCCTGGTGGTATTGATTGGGGTAGTGTACCTGCAGAGCATAATACTTATAATTACCCCAATCAAGTTGGTGTTTCAGTATTTTCTACAAAAATAAAAGAAAGAGATATTACAGTTAATGGTCATGTTTATTATATGTTATCAGAACAGGAAAGAAATAACATTAATAGAAATGAATGGACTGAATATGGATATTCAAAAATAAAATCAAAAAAAGAAAAATTAAATGGATTGATAAATCCATCAGATTATGTTAGAATATCTACTGGTGGATATTATATAGAAGGAAAGCCAAATTCTTCTGTAAAGTATGGGGTTGAAGAAAGTGAAAATAATGAATATTTTTGTAACTTCTTCATTTCAATTTATTGTAACAATCCTATGTTTAAAAAGGACACTATAACAAAAACAGTTATTTCTGGTGATACTTCTGCTTTTCATTTTCCACTTATTTTACCAAGTTATGGTATTGTAATGGGAACAAGGATTGATTATTTATTGTTAGCAGTTGAGAATGAAGGAAATGTTCAAATTGGTGGTAAGATAATATTTACAGCAAGAGGGGAAGTTAAAAATCCATCTATTGAAAATGTAAACACAGGTGAAAAAATTACTATCAAGAAAACAATGCAAAGTGGGGAGATAATAACAGTAAATACAAATGAAGGAAAAGATAGAGGAATAATTGGTTATTATAATGGTGTTGAAAGAAGTTATTTACAATATTGGAGTTTTGAAAATAAATGGCTTAAATTTCAGAAGGGTACAACATTAATTGGATATTCAACTGAAAATCAATCTGAAAACTTATTGGATGTTACAATTGAATTAAATCCTGAGAAGTTTGCTTTGGAGGAAATGTAATGAACCTTGAAATTTTTGAAAAGTCAAATAGAACAAGAATAGGGATGATAAAAACCTATGATTTTGTTCAATATGAAGATGAGTTTAATGGGGAAGGTAGTTTTGAAATTCAAATGCCAACAACAGAAGAATCATTAATGTATTTGACATTTGGTAATTTTATACTTTTTGATGATGGTGTTGTTGGTATTATAAAATATAAAAATGATACGGAAGATGATGGAACAAGAATTACAATAAAAGGGAAGCTTACAAACAATATTTTATCATTTCGTTCTTTTTTGTTAACTTCATCATACTATGGAACGTTGTCTGAAAATTCAAGACAAATGGTTTCTGATTTGATGATTAACAATGAAAATGAAGAGAGAAATATATATTTTGTTAAATTATCAACGGATGAAAAATATATTCCTTCTTCAGATAAAGTTATAGTGCAAAATACAGGAGATAAATTGAGTAAGGTTATTTCAGAAATGTTTCTTCCATATGGATTTGGTTATGAAATGTATCCTGTTATAAAAGATTATGATGAAGAAACTGGACAATATTCAAATTTATCAGAAATAGAATTTAGAGTATTAAAACCAACTGATAGAACAATAAATAACTCGGAGGGAAATATTCCTATTGTATTTTCATTTGAATTAAATAATCTAAAAAATATGCAATATGAAGAAGATGGAATGGAATATAATACAGTTGCTATTGTTGCTTCTGAGGGTGTTGGAAAAGAAAGAAAAATAATTGAAATTGGGGAAACAGAAAAAACAGGTTATGATAGAATTGAATTATATGTAGATGCAAGGGATATTCAATCAGAGGATTCAGAGGGAAATGCTATACTTACTAATGAAGAGTTAGAAGAATTAATGAAACAAAGAGGTATTGAAAAATTAGAGGAACATAAAAAATTTATTTCATTTGATGGAAGTATTGTAGAAGGAAATATGAAATATACTTATAAGGAAGATTTTTATAAAGGTGATTATGTTTCTGTAATTGATAAAAACAATGGGAATATATTTAATTTACAAATTGTTTCCGTTACAAAATCTGTTTCTAATGGGGTTGAATATTTTGATATAACTTTTGGTTATGATAGATTAAAAGTAAAAAAGATAAATAAATGATGGAGGTAAAACAATGGCTGAAACAAGTGGTTTTTTTCAAGCAATGTGGGATGATAGTTTAAAAAATCCAACAACAGAAGAATATACAGGTTGGTGGGATAGAGATTATACAGCAAATCAATTTATGAAATATTTTTCATTATTTGTTGGAAATGGGGTTTTTGTTTCACCAACTAATCAATTAAAGGTAATACCAGGAACGGGACTATCTGTTATAATAACAGAAGGTTGGGGATTCATAAATGGGGCATGGTATCATAATGATTCTAATTTAGAAGTACCATTAGTAACAAATGGAACATCAAATAATAGGGTTGATTCTATTCGGTTAAGGTATTCTGAAAGTAGTAGGAGTATTTCTTCTGCAGTATTTACAGGGGATACAAATCTTGTACGGGGGGAAACAGTATATGACTTGGAATTAGCAGAAGTAATTGTTACTCCTGGTTCTGTTACAATATCTGCATCTAATATAACAGATACAAGGACAAATGAAAATCTTTGTGGGTTTGTAAAAGGATTGGTTGAAGTAATCTCAACAGAGGATTTATTTTCACAATTTGAAAGTATATTTAATGATTGGCTTGATACAGTAAAAGGACAGGTTACTGATGATTTAGCTATTAGGTTACAATTAGAGTTTAATGAATTGAATCAAAATGTTGAAGATTATAAAACAACAGCACAAGGTTTGATTGAGAATTATGTTTATAATGATTATGT